AGTTTTCAAGAAAAGTTATTTAATTTAGAAAAATTAGAACAACGTGCTCTATTAAATACTTTAAAGAAAATTAGGCAATTAGATTGGGAAGGATTATACAAAGATAAGGGTATAAGGTGGGAACTAATCACCTCTAGAACAACGTCAAAAGGAAACAATCTATATTCATTTAGGTTTTCTCAAAAATATCGAGGTACGGCTTATCGAGATGGAGCTTATTTTGTATTACTGAATTTGTTTGCTGACCATGATAGTACTTATCTTTAATTAAGGTTGGGTAAACGAATTTCATTTTTTAATCCCATAAAGATTTTATATTTTTATCTAATATCTGTTTCATTAATAGTTCAAGTTGTTGTCTTTCCTCCTTCTCACTTATTCCTTGGTTTTCAAGAACCATTGTATGAGAAACCCTTTCTATTCTCTCTCTTGCTTTTTTTCCAGCTTGGACTAAAATTGTTCGCTTAAAATCCTTTTTAGGCACAAGACCATATACTAGTTCACAATCTAATTGCTTAGCTAGTTTTTCTAAAGTAGCTAATGTAATTACTCCCAATACCTCGTCTTGTTCTATTCGTAAGACCCGCTGTTTACTGATTCCGCACCTCTTGCCTAGTTGTTGGCTGGTCATACCTAAAACTTTTCGTATAGTTTTTATCCAACCTATGCTAGGTCTTACAACCTCTTTAAGAGGCAAGATTTGCACTGATAATTGCCCGCAAGTAATTTGTCTTAAACCCCAATCCATATAAAACCCTTTCTAAATTAGTCAATATAAGTATTGACTAATTCTGTAAAATAGTCAATATAAGTATTGACTTCATTCAGAACAAAAATTAATAAAAGAAGTTAGTTATATGTAGCTGTAACAGTGTATTACTTTGTTAGATGCCTTCCTCATTGCTATTTAATTCCTTAAACATTTTTTCAATTGAGGAAAATGCCTTAATATCTATTCCTTGCCTTGATTCTTCTATGGCTTTTAAAGTATCTTTATTATATCCACTATACTTAAGGCATAGTTTACATTTTTTGGTTACTTTCATTTTTTGTCTCATGTTTCAAAATAGTTTTTATTATTTCTTGCATTTTGGGATCATCGTCTAATGCTTTTTTAAACTCATCCCACTCGATAGAGTAACCCTTTTTCATAATTTAATCTTCAACCCCTAAAATTGTAGTTATATCATCTGGCCATTCGTCAAAGTCATCAGCCACTTTGATTTTATTTTTAAATATTCCTAGTCTATTGGAATTTTTGATAGAAATTGTCGTGCATTCTTCATAAGGTGTATTCAGTCCTTCAATGAGTGACTCGCTTAGCTTCCTATTAGACGCCACAAATAAAGTTTCCTCAATATTTTTCACAGTTATCACCTATTCCAATTGTCCAATTCGTCTTTTAACCCTAAATCTTTAATCACTTGTTCCAAAGAAAGAGAGTGGTTATTCATTGTTGAGATCCTAACGGCATCATTGTAATCCTCAATATCTTCTTGTAACTCTATCATATAAGACTTCTAACTGAAACTTGTTTTTTTCCACTAGCGTATAACATTTTTTTTCTTTTTTCATTTTCTCTCACAAATTAAACCAAATCTTAAAAAAAGGCTATTTTTATCAAGAGCCCGATAATCACAAATGCGGATCTAATTAACCACGATGTTTGAATATCAATCTTGGTTTCTAGCATCTTAATATCTGTATCAATCTTGGTTTCTAGCATTTTAATATCTGCTTTCGTAGCAACTGTATCATCTATATTGGCAATGATGCTAGTAATCGCTTCTGCTTGTTCTTCAGGAATATTAGCTGCACGTAACTTCTTTACTGCATCAAGTGTATCAATTAACATATACTTCTCCTCTTGAATGATCACTTAAGACCTAATCTATACCTTAGCGGATTTTAATAAATGTTTCTAGATTTTTAGTTATCCACCAAAGTTATCCCTTTCATATATCTTTTATATATAGTTTTATAAGTATTTATAGGCGCCTTGCAGGGCTTATGGTATAAGGTATTCTGGGTGGTAAATGGGACTTTTTCCTACCTAACTGGGACTTTTTTCCACCTAAGAAATATAGCAAAATTTTGCCTTAGAAGTCATAAGATATAAGGAATGTAAATAGTAAAATTATGCATAATCTAAAATGGGACTTTTTTCCACCTAAAATAGGACTTTTTCCTATTCGAAAAGGTTAGGTTATTCACATAGAAAATTTCTCAAAAATAACCATTGACATTAAAAGTGATGGAAGATAATTTGACGCTATTAGATATATCAAGATTAAATAATGAAAAAAAGTAACTTCCTTCCGGTTTTAAATTCTAAAACACCAAAAGTCTATAAAGATAAGAAGCTGAATAATGCTAACTTTGGCGATCTTACTCACTCTGACTATAAAGTATTTTTGCATTTGGTGACTAAGGTAGGTGGAGTTGATGGATATGGTAAATATCTACAGCCGGAGCAATTACAGAGAGAACATGTATTGACCGCAAAAGAGTTTAGCCAGATGTTTGATGTTCCTATATCAGATAGTTATGGTTTGTTAAAGAAGGCATGTAAGAAGCTGATGAAAACTAGTATCTTCTTGAACAAAATTGAATTAGATGAAATTTTGGAAGTTAATGTATGTTCCACAGCAAAATACTGCGAAAAGGAAGGTCGTATAACTATAAAGTTCACCGATGATATAATGCCTTATCTAGCACAAGAAGCTAAACAAAAATTCGTATTATATAACCTAAAAGAAGTAAGCGGCTTTCATAGCTTATATACTACCCGTTTATATGAATTAATCCAAGAATTCAAAGAAACGGGTTGGATAAGAAAATCAGTTGAAGAACTAAGAGAAATATTTGCGGTTGGAGATAAATTGAAGGAATATAAAGACTTTAAAAGAAGAACCTTTGAGCACGCCCGTCAAGAAATAAATAAAATTTATGATTATGGTCTAACCTTCAAGGAATTTAAGGAAGGACGTAAAGTATTAACTATTGAGTTTTCATTCAAAAAAACTATAGTTCAGCGAGTAATTAATCCAAAAACTGGAATTTCGAGCAATATTTATGTTAAACCTAAGAAGAATATTACGCATGAGCTTCCGCCTTTCAATGGTTTTAAATCCGTAACAGATGCAATAAATGGATTAGGATTATTATAAATTAATGGTTGCACAGAATAAAATAATGATGTTAGATGTTATAAAGAATGGAGGATAAATTATGTCTAAATCAATGGAAATAAAATATCACTATGCACATATTGCTACCCAGGGCAAAAAAGTTTCCCTAGTAGATTTGATTGATCTTATTAAAGGGACAATTAGGATAAACGATTCAATGGTGGAGGGAGGAGCTATTTTTGTTAGGTTTTCTTCTGAAGCAATAAAGTTGATATTTGATAAAGGAAATAATCAATTAGATTTAGATCTTTATTCAGGGATTGTAAGAGTAAATACTCCTCACGGATATCACTACAATGGAAAAACGGGTTATTATGCAAATTTTTCCGGCATTATTGGTTGCCAGGATACTGAGGATTTTGGATATGTGGTGGAATCCCCCCCACGTTTAGCAATTTTATTTATTAAAAAATTGGCTTTTGTCGAGAGTTTTCAAATGGGAAAAGTTAAAATTCATGTTTCCAGCTTGGATCTAGATCTAAATGGCTATATAGATTTTTTATTTGGCGAAGGAATTTTAACGCTAGCTAGAATTGCTGAACCATCACCACTGCCCCCTTTCAAAGATATGGTAATAAAAGAACTACAAGAGCAAAAAGACGAAGCTCCTATATTATCTACTACGATCGAAGAAGTTCCTATTGAAGTAGTAGGGCAGCATCATGAAACTGATGTAACTTTTCATTCGTAAAAAGATAGATCAATTTACCATTTTTATCATGTCTATAACTTTTCTTCTATCTCGTGGATTTTTTATCTTTCTAAATTCCCTTACTAATGTAATTGTTTGCGCGTTACTAGAAGAAGAATGTTCGCAAGGCACCCCCCCCCCCTCCGAAGAAAAATTATCGCCTCCTATGAGCCCCTTATCGCTTTGTTGGTAGAAGTAATCAATTGGCACCTTTAAAAATTGGGCTAATCCGAATAATGTTCCAGCTGCAATTCTATTTATTCCCTTTTCATATTTTTGTACTTGTTGGATAGTTACACCAACCTCCTTAGCTATATCTTTTTGGATCAAACCCAACAATATTCTTCTAGATTTTAAGTTTTTACTGACTTCCTTATCAATCTCATTAGGTGAGCTTTTTACTTTAGATTTTTCTTTGTTTTCTACATTTTTTTGGAATATTTTAAACATAATATACAATTAATTTTAAGTTGATTGAGCATACATAACAATCTGCCATTTTATAAAAAATATCAATATAATTTTTTCATACTGATTCTATTTATATTTCAATGGTTAAAAAATCAACTTGCTATCTTAAATAATTTTCAATAATATCATTTGAAATAAAAAAAAGATGCCTACATGAAGTAGGCATCTAATTTTTTTAATAACCGTTTTAGATCAACGCCACCAAAGCACATCTAAAACTAAAAGAAAACAATTTTATGCGCCACACCCTTTTTTACTTTGTTCGACACAAAAAAATTGTTCGACACAAAAAAATTGTTAGAGACAAAAAAATTGTTAGAGACAAAAAAATGATTTTAATCTTTTTCGAGATTTCCACCCTTTTTTTTGGTCTAAACTCCAATAAGATAGCCGTTTAACGTTGTCAAGCGGTATTATTTTAGTGGAGTTATAATATAAATTAACAGATTTTTTATGGCAACACAAGATGCTTTTTTAAAACTGAACACAATATTTAGTAATTATTTGATAATTGCTGCACTTTTAAAAGAATTAGAAAGCGAAAGAGCTATTTGTTTATATCGAGAATTAATAAAAATGTCTCTTGAGGAGGATGAAACAACATTATTAGTTAGCTATAAGTATTTAAAAAATAAACTTAGTTATGGTTATGAAAGTATTAGAAAAGCTTTGGTTGAACTCGAGAGATTTAAACTACTGACGAGAGGTAACAGACTAAATGATAATAGTTTTTACATCGAATTAACTCATGATTTTTGGTTTAAAGAATTAAAAGGCATCATATGAAAGAAAAAATTGAAACTGCGATCAGTTTACTAGGAGCAATAAAAGAGGGTATCGATCATGAACATGAAGAAGCGTACGAATGCGTAAACTCAATTATTGAACTATTAGACGAATTGGAATTTATGATGGAGGATAAAAAATGCTAGAAAATCTTGACGATATCCTTGAACACGATAAAAAAATAGCAGCTATACGCACTTTGTTAGAACAAATAAATGATGATTTTTACTTTGATGATAAGGATGGAGACGACAAAGACATTCGAGTAATCGGATGGGAGGAAGTGGAAATGATAACATCTCTAGAAAGGAACTTGGATAGCCTAGAACTTCTCTCGAAGAAAAGATATGTAAAAATAATTCAAAGCGCAATTTCTGACATCAAGAAAAGATGCGGCTTGCAAGATAAAAACAATGAAGAAAATTGAAATGCAGGAAAAATTAGATATCACCGACTTATTAACAGTAGCTACAAGAATAAAAAGAATGAGTAAGGGAAGATACCCTGCTTTTATGGGATCAGCTGCTTTTAAAAGTGAGTTTACTACATTACTTGATCTAATTGATAAGTTGAAGGAGCAAAATGCACTTAACAATTGAAGACATGCGCAAATTTATCTCAAGTGCCTGTACATGGCTTACGATAGATGATGATTTGAGATTTTTTAAAGACGAACGTAACCAACCTATGACTGAGAATAGTAAGAGATTAACCGAGCAACTAGAAGTCTGTAGTAAGAAGTGTCGTACGGTATTGTTTCTTTTGTCGGATTCAATAGAAGAGACATCGATGTGCAGAAAAAACTTGAGATCTGCTATTGAAAAAGAAAAGGAAATAAGAAAAAGAAATAAGAAAGAAAAGTGAAGGGATTTTTTGACGCACCAGAAATCCCCCAAAAACTAAAGCAAGTCCGACTTCAGAATAGTTTTTGTGCGTCAAATTGTCAATCACTTTTTTATACCTAATTAAAAATTTTAAAAAAGAGTAGGAATTAAAATGAGTAAGACAATTAAAATTAGACCGGAATACAACAATATTCACTATATCAACAAGAAGACAGGCGAGCAGAAGAGTAAGTTTGATATAATCTCTAGGGATTTTAGATATATCCTACGTGCAAATGATTCTAATAAACCATTATCAAGAGTAGCCCGTATCTTATTAGCTAATTACTATAATATGATTAGTAATAGTCTCAATGGCATTATATTTAAAGATCATAAGGATATTTATGATCTTACTGAAGTTGGCATCAGTCAAAATAAGAGAACTCATAACGAGTTAAGAGATTTATTTAATATCCAATATCATCAATCTATCATAATTGAAGGAAGAAAGTACCGAGATGGATTTACTATAGAATTCACCCAAAATACTGAAATTATTTTAGAAGATCCTAAGTTATTTTATTCATCTCAAAGTATGGAGAAAGAACGGGTAAGCGTCCTAAAAAGAACGCCTAGCCGTCCTAAAAAGAACGCCCCCTTATATATAGAAGAAGAAAACCCTTTAGAAAACCTTAAAGATAGATCTATCGAAATAGTTGAAAATATTCCTCTTGTGGAAGAATCTCAAAAATCTAATTTTTTAGGAAAAAGTTTAAAAGATTTTTATCCATTATCACCAGAAGATGCAGATAGATTTAAAACTTTATCGGGGCGTCCGTTCAATTTAAATATTCAAAACCAGATATTACTCGATATGTCACGAGATAGCTCAGCTGTTTTTTATAGCAAAAAAGGTTTTCTTAGCTATATGACCATAGCATATAAAAAGGAAATGAGAGATGCAGTAAAAACTAATAACGAAACATTTAGAATCAAAGCAAATCTAACGGACGAAGATAAGGAAAATCGGCGAATATTCAAATATCTTGAGAAAGTAGAATACTCCCTTGAAGTATCTCCCGAGTTACATTTCAAGAAAAAACTAGCTTGTGTACTTGAGGAAAAAAAGGCTTATAACTTGCTCACTTCTTACAAATCATTAGTTATTAAAGATCGATTAGCAAAACTTTACTTGCGAAGAATGGTGGAGTTAACACCTCTTGAGCTTGAGATTGTTTTAAACCAAATCAAAGCTAGTCATCCTGTAGAAGACGTAGAAAAACTCGTATTAATTCCAGAAAAATCGGAAATAAAAATGCAAAATAATAACCTAGATACTGTAATTTTACAAAAATTCGGCACCGTCAAAGGGCAAGAGATAATCAAAAATTGTAGTATAAAAAAATTACCGGAATGGAATAGAAGATTGTATCCCCATGGAGCTATCGAAGTTAAAACAAAATTTGGCGAATTAATTGAAGAAGCCGACAAGGGACTATTGCGAACATGCATAAGAGAAGTTTACGGAGAAAAGGTTGCAATTGTAGCGGCTAAAGAGAAATATTACGATTCCGATGAAAACGAGTTATGGAAACAATTTAAAGAATTCGCCCAAAAACATTTTAGATCTGATAAAGATGCTAACCTTGTGCTATCAAGTTGGTTTGCTAAATTAAAACCTTCTCAAAACATAGGGTCTAATAAACTGCTTTTCACTGGAACTAAATTTATGATTGATTGGGTAGATAGCAACTATTCTAACTTGATAGAAGAAGCTGTAAAACAGCTAAAAATAAATGTTGAGCTCATTTACGAGAATAATTGTGAGAAACCAATTTTATACGAATCAGGAATAGGAAAATTTAAAAGATTGGACGAAGAAACCATAAACAGATTAATGAAACAACCAATAAATATCGAAGAGGTAAAATGATAACATCTGCAAAAATAGAGCTTTTTGGTTATGTGGGGAAAGATCCTATTGCACCATCATCAAACAATCCGAACTTTGTTACCTTTTCATTATCGGTAACAACTAAAAGGAAAGATAAAAACACTAATGAAGAAATAAAAACTACGACATGGTATGAGTGCCAAACAGGAATTGAGTCTGTTGCTAATTATATAAAACAATATATCAAAAAAGGAATGCCACTTTATCTTGAGGGAATTCCCCGTTGCGATGCTTACATTGACAAAGAAGGGAAACCGGCTGCGTCATTTAAAGTAAGTATCAATGGATTCCCTAGAATATTAGCATTCACAGAAAGCAAAGAGGATATCAAACCTGCGCCTAAGGCAGCTGTATTTCATCATGATCTTAATGACGATGAAATACCCTTTTGATATGGATGATAAAATACCAAGTAGATTAATGAAAAGTCTTGAGGTATAGTATATACATGCCTTAAGTGAACGTCCGCTCCATGCGGGGTGTCTTAGATATTGCGATATACTGAGTCCTAGCTTAAGGCAACTGTTTACAACTCTTTATATATAATATCTTTTATTTTCTTCGTCATAACAAAAATAGTAGCTATCTTTTAATAGCTCGATGATCTTTTTATAAGGTGGTAATCCTCCTCCAACTCCTGAATTTACATACATAATATGAGTTAATGCTGCACTAATATCCTTAGGTGAACATACATGATTCTTTATTAATGACTCAACCTTATAATAACAACCATACTTAGCAGCATTAGTCATAAAGGTGTAATTAATTTTAGGTGTTTTATAATAAAGCCTGATATCCACCCCTCTTACTAAGATTTCAAAGGCTTCTTTGTTTAAATCTACTATTAAACCTGCTGCATATGGTCCAATACCTATGTTTAATAAGTCGATATCCGACAGCTTATTTTTATCATAATCAAGATCATTTCTTATATCATCGATTAATTGCTTTTTATCTTCATCACTGATTGCTGTAATAGCTATTTCATTTAATTTATTAAAATGCTTATTGAGGATAGGGTTTATTTTTTCTAGTGTTTCTTTTTTCATATTATTTCCTATTTTTATATATTAATGAATGCAAACATTCGCAACTCCAAGTTCACATTATCCTACATCAAGGACAGTGTCAATAGGTATTTTAAAAATAAATGAAAATATTTTTAAAGAAAAAGGGAGGGCACATTTTGTACCCTCCCTTTTTCCTTGGGTATAATACTATATCTAGTATTAGAACTTATTTTTACACACTTCACCCACTATATAGTGTATAATCGTAAATTAAGTAATAATTTATTCAATAACATGACTAACGAAAAAGAATTCATAGAGCATTTTAAAAGAGGGAGACCAACTCCATATGACGAAGAGAAGCATATAGCTTTACTATATAAAGTATTTGCAAATGAGGAATCTCTATATGCTTTTTGTGCGGAAGCTTTAATAACTCGAAAAACTTTCTATAATTGGCTTAGAGATCACGAGAATTTCAAGGAAGCATACGACATAGCCCTATGTATTGGTGCTCGAAAGTTTGAGAAATACCCTCAAATTAATGCAGATAATTTTAATTTTGGATACTGGTCGACTGTAATGAAGAATCGCTATCAGTACTTTAAAACTAGAATAGAGACTAAACATAAAGAGACGCCAGCTAATCGTTTAGAAGCGGTATGGCAAGGTATAAGTAGTGGCGAGTTATCTACACAAGAAGCGTCTCAATTAGCAGCATTAGCAGTAACCCAAGCTAATATTGAAAATGGTACTACTGATAACGGCAATAACTTTAGGCAAATGAGTCCGGATCAATTAAAAGAGAAGTTCGGTGTGATCAATAGTATAATTAGTAATAATAAGGAATGAATGGACACAGAAAAACAAGATTTAATCAATTCTATTGTTACTGACGCAGGGTTGTTAGGAAACATATTATACTATGATCGTCTTGACTGGCGTATAGTAAATCCAAAAGACCAAGCTAAAGATGCTAGCGAATATTTAAATTTACGTTATAATGCTAGTTGTATTAATTAAATCAATAAATCAATAAATTGATATGAATGATATTTCTTTTCGAGCATTTGTAGAGGATGGAATTAACCCGGATTCGGAATTATACTCAGTACATGCAGACCCAAAACTTTCGGATAAAGAAAAATCTGCAATGATTGAATATTTTAAAGAGATGAAACGCAACTTACATGATAAGGAGTATATGAGGATAATACTAAAAACCAAAGTATTAAACGATGACTTTATAACTGCAAACGGACTCAATAAAGATACAGCCGAAAAGTTAATAGATAAAATAATTGACGATTATTAGGAGTTTTATGCGCCAACAATGGATACACAAGATTTAGATAAGGTGATAATATGAATTGGAAAAATGCTTTTGATGAATCTACAAAGATACTAGCCGGTATTAGCTTTATGTTTTTTATACTTGCTCCCCTTTTTCTGTTGGGGGTGTGCTCTACATTAAAATTAGGTAAGTATTTATTCAATCTATTCGGTTTATAAACTATTTAGGTCATTTATGTATAGTATACTTTAACTATTTAGATCATTTAGTGTAAATAGAGAGAAATATGAAAAAGTTTAATTCTAACTATCATGGTTGAAATATGCTATAGATAATGGAGATTGTCAATAACCCTCCTCGAAATATAATTTACAATCCTCCTAAATTTCTATACCATAAAAAATGGGTTATTTGCTTAAGGGGGAAATAGCCCATTTTTATATTATATCATGAGCATGGAAATGGACAATAACGATATCTACGCACCAAAAGCACAAGGTCTATGGCTAGCACCCGCATCACTTTCTAGTGAGGCAAAGGAAATCTGGGCAGCGGGCTATACACATGCTATGAGTGAACAGACAAAAACTATGGTAGATAAATTTCACGAGTTATTAGATAATAATAAAGAAGCTCATGCATATTTCACTGGTTATATAAAAGGTTTTACCTTAAACAAAGGAACAGTTACTTTAACTGATGAACTTTTTATTGAAGTATGCAAAATAACATTCCAATACTTAGGTATAGAATATGGAGATAGTTTATGAGTACATACAATCTAACCAGAGAAGAAGAAAAACTAATAGCCGAAGGATTTACTATGGCAACAGTATCGGGTCTTGTTGGAGAAGCCGCTGAGTTTTTTGCGAAAGGATTTGCGTTAGGTCATATTTGTGGTCAGCCCAATACTACTAATCCATCATTTAAAAAAACTATCGAACTATGGAATGATCTTAAACAAAAAATGCAGAATGAGGGAGTTTTATGAGCAAAGCACTTTTACAACAACACGCTGCAAAAGCTATCAGAGAGAGAGAACAGCAAGAGAAAGCTATTGCAGCCCAAATAGCAAGAAGATCATCAGAGGAGAAACCGAGTGCTACAGTTAAGTTACCTGTACAATCATTGGTTCCGTCTCCTACACCTATATATATTCAAAAGACTATTGTATATCCTGCACCGGATAATATCGCTCTTATTAAGGAAAGAGCCGAAAAAGAAAAAGCAGCAGAATTATATAGCTTAGAAAAAACGGCAAGAGAAAAGTCTCATCAACGCCATCAAGAAGAATTAGAACGGATTAAACAAGTGGCAAAGGAACAGCTAGAAGCCGAGCAACGAGATCGAATAAAAGCTGAAGAGTTACAACGAGAAGAATTAGAACGTAACAAACAGTTAGTAAAAGAAGACACCTCCTTAAAAAGGAGACATGATATAGTTTTAGAAAAAAACAAAGTTGATGATGAAACCATTCAACGTATTACCGAAGAAAACGAAGCATTAAAGCTGGAACTAGAAAAAGCTAGAAAGGCGCCGGAAGAAACTAAACTACCCAATGAAACCTCAGAACAAGAGGGAGATAATAAAGTTAATATTGCCGTTCCTCCTCCTTATGACAATGAGCAGGATGTGCCTGAGATTTCTGATCTTACCCTTAATGCACCTCATAATGAGACATCTCTTGCAGGTGAGGTAGCACCAGAGAGTCCTGTTGAAGATTCTGATAAATGTGCTATATCTTGAGGAGATGCATAAATGGATTACCTAAAGATGACGACAGTTTTTTTGCTCGGAATACTTCTAGCCTCTATTATATTTGCAACAAGGATTAATGAGATATACGCTGATTTTAAAAAGTTTAATAGAAGGATAGACTGCATACTTAATCGCATAGAACAGGTAGCGCACCAAATGCCGAGGGATACGTAGATGAATAATGGTTTTAAGGTAGTAATATTAATATTAACTGTAGGATTCACATCGCTTTTGTCTCTGATTTTAGACAACACTAAAGAAATAAGAAAATTAAATAGCATGATAAAAAAATTTACTGAATAAGGACTAAATGAGCGACGATAAAAATCATGATATTGGTTTTTTAAATGAAGATACTATAGAATGTATAGAAACTTTATTTAATAAACTAGAATTTTCTCTAGAAAAAGAGCTCAACTCTTATGAAAAACAGGGAAAGACTATTCATAAAATATCAGTTCTATCAAAAGAAATTAAAATTAAAGGTATTTATTTTAAAATACGTATTTTTTATACTGGGAAAGATATATCTTCCTTCAAGATAATAAATTTAGAAGAATATCTTAAAAAAGTAGATAAGGAGTTAGCAAATGAATATCAATAAGGGTTAGAAAAAGAAATATTAAATAGGATCTTGAGAAGCCAATTAAAGAATGCTATAATACTCACGCGCCGTGACTGCGTCGTATTGCAGGATTGAGTTAACTCGACACGGCGTCGTAAAATGGGCTGGAGAACTTTATGAACAAACCTAAGAAAGTTAAAACAATAAAAGATGACGATTGGAGTAAGGTTTCTGTATCAGAATTATCTCCGAATGAAGCTCTTGAAAGATTTTACTGATTGAAAGAAGAGGAAAAAAAGCAAAGACTCCTAGAGGAAGTTAGAGATGTAGGAGTATTGCTAAGTTAATAATTTAAGGAGAATAGATATGATATTAGAATTTTTCATCGAAGATTTAGCTGATAATAAATCATTAAAATGAGCCTTAAAGAATTTTTATATAAATTGTTTGTAATAGGATGGTATTTATTCCTTATAATAGGGTTTATTATAGTATTGTGGCATGTAATATCTCCCGAGATAGTCCATTTTTTTGACAAAGAACAACTGGATATCTTTATGAAGATAATTATTAGTGGGTTGCTTATTGATTGGGTTATTAAAAAGATTACGCAACTTTATAATTGACACGTTCAATTAATTAGCCTAAAATATTTTTAGGCGTGGTAGCTGCAGTTAAGTCACGCCCCCTTCTAAAACTCATTATATCAGACTCACCATATCTAAAAAACCAAGACAATTCGTTAAAAAGTTTTAACCAAAAACTATTACATAACCTACCTTATGGAAAGTCGATCTTTTTAGTAGGGTATTTGGGTTAAGAAGTTAATTCTTTTTTAGATTTATTTATCTGCTCAAAAGCTTTTTGCAAATCATCAACTCTTACATATGCCAAACAAACTAAAAATGTAGTAGGAGTACGATAAGCAAGAAATTCAGCACTCATTTGCTGAAATCTCTCTGTGCAAGGATTACCTAATTTATCGGCTCTTACTAATTCATAAATTGGTAGCCTTCCATTTTCTACCTCTTGTTGCAATAAATCTTCAATATTAGATATAGGTATACAAGGCATACTCTCCTCTAACATGCTCAAAGCTTTTTTATATGTAACAAAATCAGTAGTAGTTTTTTTTGGAATCTTCATTTTCCTTTTCATAATCATCTTTTTTTGTTAGGTGCGTTTTTATCTTGTGCGATCTCTTTTTCTTTCTCCAAAAATCTATCTAATTTTATCCAGTTATCCTCAATAAGATCATTAAGTTGTGCAATATTATCTAATTGGTCTTTTATCTGGTTTATTACAAGCGTATAAAATTCCTCCTCATAACTATTCCAAGCTATTGCATCATGTAGTAAGGAATTATACATATTCAAAAACCTTTTTAAGTTATTGAATTGCTCACTTATTCTCAAGCTGTTGTGATTTATAATGATTTTTTGGTAATATTCTTCTTCGTTTGTCATATTTAAGATTAGTAGGTTTTAAGAATTAGGGTTCTAGTGCAGTTAAACCATACCGGATATAGTTAAACCATGCTTTTAAAGATTCTATCCTGTAAGTTAATAAATTTATTTCGTTTAAATATACATTTACAGATAATTCTCCTGGTCTGAAGGAGTACTCTTCACTTAAGGTTTTTTCAACTTGTTCTTTTATATATTCAAAATCATAAAGATTATACGATAATCCCCTCCCCCTTATAGAAGCTCTCACATAAAGTTTCTCTTTTTTATTATTTACATAAGTTCCCAATGCGCATGCTATATCAACCGGCTTTATTCCTAAATAAACTAATGTGATACCTATTTTATTTACTACTTCGTGTTGACGATTTTTTAAAATACCATAAAATTCTTTTATCGCCAAATCTTTATCGCCAAAATAAGTGGGGGTGCATGTTATTTCTACATTATACATTAATCTACTAATCATTTGATGATTCTTTATTTATTGGAGTTTTAATTTTATATTTTTTATAATTATGTCTAATCACATCTAAACCAAAATACAAAAAATTGAACCACCATATCGCTTTAAATACCCACTTTGGAGCATCAAATAACATGTAAAGAGGAAAATATACCAAACAGCTAATAATAAAAACAATTATTAAAGTCGTTATGACTGTACATATTATAAATTCTCTAAAATTCATCATTCATCCTTCTTATTTTTCCTTGCTGAAAAATTCCCTTAGTTGCTTCTCAATATAGTCATCAACAAAATTATCTCTCATTATCGGATGAAATATCTTATATTTTGAAGCTTTTACATATCCTTCGTATTGCCATTTATTGTAAAGATTATTAGCTAAATCAGCAGGATAATTGATTGATAAGGAAGATAATATATTATTATTTTGGTTCACTTATTAAGTTAATCAAAATTTTCATAAGAGTTTTTATACTAATTTAAGTCTTGAGATATAACATAATATGATTTATAAGAAAAGTTCTTTGTACAAAGTTGCAATTCTTAAAAGGAAGTAAATAATATGGATAGAGCCGATATTGTAGCTAGGATGTCTCTTAGAGAGAAGGAAATCTTTGAGAAATACAAGGATACTTATCCGTTTCCTATTAGAGAGTTCGCAGAAGAACTGGACATAAAGATAATTGAAGAAATTGCTGATTCTCTAGGAGGTAAAATAGGAAGAGAAAATGGAGTATTTTGTATAACTATTTATACACCACGAAAACCAATAATTAACAAGAAAATGGATCTTCTACACATAAATACTGTCATAACTATGATAGTAATGAATTTGTTTTTTGAAGAAGAAACTCCGGCTAATGATATAGCAACATTACGCGCGTGCGCTTTTTTAATGCCAAGAGAAACTTTTGTTAAAATTGGTCAGGAATTAGCTGAAAAATCAAACTTTAGTTGTAAGAAGATAGGAGAATATTTTGGCATTCCACCTAGTGCAGCTGAGTTTTATATGAATTATTTGATGAATACTATGAATGAATACTATGAATTTAGATAAAGTAGCTAAAGAATTAGAAATGCTATTAGAAGAACAAGAATGATAAAATTACCTGAATATGACGAACAAGGTGTAGCATATCCCTGGAAAGACGAGCCTGATTTTGCTTACTATACTGATAAAAACACGGGATTGGATTATTGTATTAATAGAAGTGTTGAATTAGGGTTTTTATGTGGATATGTAATAATAACTAAGGAAGAGATAGAATTATTAGTATCAATAATTGACGATTTTGATGTCCATGGGGGAGTTAGTTTCTGTGACGAACTCACATTTAAATATATTAATTCTTCATTTGCTATTGGTTTTGATTGCGGGCACGCACGTGATTTAGCACCTTTTCAATTTGCAGAAGAGTACAACTTTATTTATTCAAAACAAAGTTTAAAACATAAATTAAAAAATGATATTTATAGAGATATCAAATATGTTCAAAACGAATGTAAAAAGCTAGTTGCACAAGTGGCTGACCTTCTAAAATTAAGAAAATAACTTAATTTTAGTTATTCGATAATCCCGAACAACTGAAATTATTCCTTATCAATTAGTTCTTGTAGTTCTTTGCCAAAATTAACTGTCTCGGACGTAAGAAATATTCTATCTCTTAATGTTATAGGCAACTTATATTTTTTTACTTTACCATCGTAGGATTCTACATTAAGAATATAATTAGTAGTTCCTGTGTATTGCATATATACCTAAATAAAGCTTTTTAGTTTCCGTTCCACTTCTTTTTCTCTAGTCAGTTTCTGAAAATATCTGATAGAAAAATAAAAGCCTATTATCGTAGGTAGCATTATAACTAACATTCCACTATATCCAAGATATTTTATGAGAATTACAAAACCATATGATGTTATTATATACAAAAGAGCTCTTGAAACGGCATACATAACCCCGGCATAGGTAAATCTTTTGAGTACCGGGAAATGGCTATAAAATATAGGAGCTGCAGGTGAGCTATCAATACGAAATAAAACAAAAAAGCTTTGAATATAAAACAGCTCTAATGGCGAACTGGCTTTTGTTAGAAGATACGGGAAGAATAAAATAAATACTCCAAAGATATAGGTTTTTACCTTTAATATCTTTAGAGGATCAATTCTATAACTTAAGTAAGTAGGTATGATTATTCCAACTAGATCTACTAAGGCTAGATAAAAAAGATATACAACTATATAGTCAGTACTACAGTGAAAACTACCTTTTAATATATCTATGCTATATACATATGAAAAATAGAACAGTACGGGTCTGGCGCATTGGATAAGAAAATAATATAGCATTGTTTTCTTATGGATCTTTTCTTTTCGATCAACAACTTTCTTTTTATTTTTCCTCTCATTTAATTTAGCAACTTTTTTGGTTTGATTGCGTTTTGCTTCAATAAATTCAGGGGTCTCTCTCAGGGTTGATCTTGCAATTGTTCCAGCTAATGCAATTACTGTACCGGCAAAAAACGCCCATCTCCAATTAAAGTTATAATTAGTTACTAACGCCGCTACACCTAGGGCACATGTTCCACCTAATGCCGAACAAATAGTAATAGAATTAACAAGTGGGTATTGAATTGGAGGACTCGATGATTCAGTTAAATATATCTCTGCACCTACAGCTTCCTCCATGGATGACATCCCCTGCACTATTTTACATAATATCATTATATAAGTAGCTTGAATTCCTATCTCTGCGTATGTAGGAAGAAAACCCATAACCAAACATGCTATAGCCATTGCAAATGTGGTTATCACCACAGTTAATTTACGCCCTCGTGTATCTCCTAAATATCCAAAAAAGAGAGCTCCAAATGGTCTTAAAACAAAAGTAGTGCAAAAAGTAGATGCTGTTATTAGCTGGGAAGTGTAAGAGTCGGTCTTAGGAAAAAACAACTCATTTAAAACTACCGACATATGTACATATAGCATTAAATCAAAGTACTCTAAGAAAGTACCTATCTGTAATAAGGCGGCAGATTGTTTTTGGTTTTTAGTTAAATATCTTCCTTTATTTCTAGAAGTGATTAGCATGTCTATTCCTTATCTGTTGTTTATTTCCAATAAACTATAACTTTAAAAAGGATCCAAATTCAAAACCTAAGCCAGAACAATTATTTTGATGATTATGTGTATTTTTGCAACTTTAAAATCTATTGAGATATTATAACATATATGTGCACACGAATATATTGATCTGTAAATGCACTAATATACAAGTGTATGTGCATATTACTGTTGTAATATTACTGCATACGTGTATGATAGATCCTACTATCGTATTATCATGATTAAATAAAGGAGAAATATTTTGAGTCCAGATATTATATGGCATAGTCATCAATTACCTTTTGTAGTTGCTCTTCTAAATCAAAAAGGAGGAGTGGGAAAAACTACCTTAGCTACTAATATAGCTACTAAGTTACATTTAAGTGGTAGCAAAGTATTACTTGTCGATTCGGATACGCAAGGTTCCGCTAGAGATTGGCATAATGCTGGCAATAGTGAATTAACAGTAATAGGGATGGATAGACCTACTCTAGAAAAGGATTTAAAAAAAATATCCGGTGGGTTTGATTGGGTCATTATCGATGGAGTTCCGCAAATAAGAGAAATGGCTATAGCGGCTATTAAATGCTCTGATCTTATAATCGTACCTGTTCAACCTTCGCCATATGATATTTTGGCTACTATAGATTTAGTTGATATCATAAAAGCAAGACAAGAAGCAATGGATGGCAAGCCTAAAGCTTATTTTTGCGTTAATCGTAAAATAGCAAATACCTCTTTAGGTAAAGAAGTATTTCCTGCTCTTAGGGAATTAGGGTTACCTGTTATGGAGAGTTCTACTACACAAAGAGTTGCCTATATGGAAAATGTATCTCAAGGAAAAACTGTTTTTGATACAGGTAATACACAGGCTATAGAAGAAATCACAAATATTGTAAATGAAATGAAGAAAATATTGATATGAGATTATTTAAAACCGAAAGGCCTTCTCGTGATAAAGAAAAAGCTATTAAATTAATGCAACAGGAGCCAATGGATAGGTTAACTATCAATATATCTTATACATTAAAAAAAAGATTAAAAACAATAGCTCTCAATAATAATACTACAGTAACAGATATCATATTATCGTACGCAGAAAAATATATAAAAGAAGCTGAAAAAAAGGAGAATAAATGATTATGTCATTAGAAGATAGCAAAGAAATTACAACCGTTCAAATAAATCAGTTAATAAACTTCATAAAGAGCATTGAAATGAATAATTATGATCCCGAACAATTTCATGATGCTCGAAAAAAAATAGCAACTGTAGTAGAAGAATTATCTATTTTGGAGCACAAGTTAGTGAGTTCATTAAAAAACGAAGAGGAAATAGTTACAATAATTTTTAATATTCCCCTTGAATTAAAGAAAAGATTTAAAACGAGAACATCAAGTAATGGAGTTGAGATGACTGGTGTGCTAATAGCATCTATAGAAAAATATTTAAAAGACGAAGAACAAAAGGAAGGTAAATAATATGTCATTAGAAGATAGAAGTGAAATCGCTGTTGTAAAGTTAATGCAAGTAATGAATTTTATAAAAATAGTTGAAAGAGATAATTATTGCAATCCAGAGCAGCTTTCTGACGCCCTAAATACTCTAGAAATTTTAATAAAAGAAGCTGGTATTTTAAAATTTAAACTAAAATATTTGGATCATGCATTCTGAATCATTACTTTGGACTAATCAGCATAAATATTATAAAATTATGCTTCAACCTACATTATTCGGTAATACAGATGTAATACTCATATGGGGCAAAACAGGCGGTAATCTAGGGGGTTACAAGATAGTATTTTGTAATAGCTCAGAGGAAACTGAGACCGTAATAAAACAAATTAAGCAAAGACGTAAGTATAGAGGATATATACAATATGGGTGATAAAAACAAATAACTATTTTTTTGATTAAAGTACATTTTTCATATTAACTATGATATAATAGTAGATACAAATATTATAGAGAATTTCTTATGTTACAGAATAAAATAATAGCCTTTTTGGGTATTTTGTTCTTATTAAATAACTCGGCATTTGCCAATGATTTAGAAAAGAAATTTTATTTAAAAACTATCGCTACTTTAAATAAAACCTCTGATATCGAAACTATTGATTCTGATATTAATTTTACGCTAAATCAAAAATCAAACCCTTCTTCAACTCTAGGGGTAGGTATAGGTTATTATACTAATTCTTTTTCTAGAATAGATTTTGTTTTCGAGAACTCCAATATCAATTTTGCTACTAAAGGCAATAATTTTGAGTTTTTAGATGGCAATCTTTTAAATACTGGTACTAGATCGATAAAACGAACTACTAATATTCAATCTATAATGCTAAATGGTTATATTGATATTATAAAAGGTTCTAAATTCAAAGTATTTTTAGGAGCAGGAGCTGGTTCAAGTAAAATAAAAGAAAAGACGTTTGATAGATTTGAGAACACCATTACTAATGGTCATACTATTACTTTACCAACTATTTTTACATCTAAAGCTAATAAGAATAAAAAAGCTTTTTCTTACGCCTTTACAGTTGGTACGGATATAAGTGTTTGTAAAAACTTTAATATTGAAGTAGCGTATATCTGGAAATATTCAGGGAAAGTCAAAACCGATACCAATAGGAGTAATAAATATCAGGGGCATAATTTGTCTCTAGCAACACGTTTTGATTTGTAAAATTTGATTTCACTAGGAAAAGATAATTTTCTACCTTTCCCTAGTGGTTTTTGCTAAGAAAGGATAGAGACATGATAAACAACGAAGAATACTCATCCGAACTCGACTAAAAATTATTCTCACCGAAATTTCAACCATTTATTAAAAAGTTCGTTATTATAAATACTTAGGCATTTGTACGGTGAAATTTTAGCATTTTGTTATCTAGATCAATAACCCCACTCGAATTACAACAACTTCAAGAAGAAAGACTGGCTTTACTAGCGGAAATGTCGCTTTATGAGTTTTTAAAGCAAGCTTGGCCGTGGATAGAGGGAAATACACCTTTTGTCGAAGGATGGCACTTAAAAGTAATTTGTGAGCATTTAGAAGCTGTCGCAAATAGGCAGATAAAGAATCTACTTATTAATATGCCTCCTCGTTGTAGTAAATCAACACTAGTTTCTATAGCCTTTCCGGCTTGGGTTTGGCTACAGAATCCTAGCGAAAGATTTTTATATGCTTCCTATAGCTTTAGTTTAGCTTCTAGAGATAGTCAAAAATGCAGAGCACTTATATTATCACCATGGTTTCAAAAAAATTGGGGCGATCGTTTTCAATTATTAAAAGATCAGAATACAAAAAAAAGATTTGATAATACGGCATCCGGTTATCGTATCGCTACATCTTCTGGAAGCGGCACTACAGGCGAGGGTGGTAGTATGCTTGTTTGCTTTCCTTATACTATAATGGTATTATCTTCCTTAGGAAACATTTCTATTGGTCAAATTGTTGAGAAGCAACTTGATTGTCAAATTTTAAGTTATAACCATCAAACTGAAATTCTGGAATATAAGGAAATTGAAGCTTATGAAAAGAATTTATGTGAAGAATTACTAGTAATAGAATTTGATGATGGTTCTACATTAGAATGTACGGCAGATCATCCTATTTTTATTGAAAATATGGGATATGTATTAGCTAAGGATATAAAAAATGGTGATATCGCAATGTCGGTTTTGTAAAAAAGAAATTAAGTTTTTTAAAAAAAGAACATTTTGTTCTAAGGAATGTTTAGTTAAGGAAGGAGAACAAAAACGCACTGCTAATTGCACTTTGTGTAAAATAAAGTTTACTAAAAGGAAGGGGGAAAGTTTTAAGACTTCCCATCCATTTTGTACAAAATCTTGTTGGGATAAATATCAAGTAGGTAAAAATAATCCTTCTTGGAAAGGGGTGGGATGTAACAAATTATGCAAATTATGCAACAAAGAATTTAGAATAAAAAACTCTCTGAGTTTAAGTCAGGTCTTTTGTTCAAAACAGTGTTATTGGAAACATAATGAATTATTTGGACATCCGCTTTTTCAAGATTTACATGATACATGTACTATATGTAAAATCTCTTTACGAATTACAAAAAGAAAAGTTGGCAAAAAGAATTTTTGTTCTCGTGTCTGCGCGGATAAACATCATTCTATATTTATGAAAGAAGAATTAAATTCAAATTATGTAAATGGACAATCTGGTTATGTATATCATGGATACGCTGTTAATTGGCGTATTATTAGGGATGAGATAAGAAAAAGAGATAATTATAGATGTCAATTATGTAATATTGAAGAAAAGGAATGTGATAAAAATTTAAGTGTACATCATATTGATTTTAACAAACATAATAATTCAGATGATAATTTGATAACGCTATGTGAGAGATGTCATAATAAGCATCATGGAAAGAAATCGAGGTACCAATGCAAAGAAGAGTTATTAAAAGTATTAAAAGAAAAAAAAATAGCTCAAGATATGTTTATAATTTAAAGATAAAAGACAATAATAATTATTTTGCAAACAATATTTTAGTCCATAACTGTGATGACCCAAACAACGCAGCTGATGGCAGTTCAGATATTTATAGAGCCAATAGAATAGATTGGTGGAATACGATTTGGTCTACTCGTCTAAATGATCGTAAAAACGACTGTCGTATTGTTGTACAGCAAAGAATACATGAAGAAGATATAACTGGATTGATACTAAATAATGACGAATCAAAAGAATGGACTAAGTTAATTCTTCCAATGGAATATGAATCAGCTCGTCATAATAAGACTGTAGTTCTTCCTTCTACAAATGGTAAAGTGTGGGAAGATCCTAGGACTGAAGAAGGAGAATTATTGTGGCCCGAAAAATTTGATGCAAAAGCCGTCCAAAGTTTAAAAAATGACCTTGGGTCTCAATATAGATCTGCAGCGCAACTTCAGCAGTTACCTAGTCCAGCCGAAGGGGGGTTATTCAAAAAGGCTTGGTTCTGTTGGTGGAAAAGTAATACCCTTCCAGAGATCGAGTTTGTGCTACAAAGTTGGGATACGGCATTAAAAGGGGATAAGCTAGCAGCCTTTTCGGCATGCACTACCTGGGGAGTGTTTTACGACCATAACCATATCGAAAATATAATATTACTTTCTATGTGGCGTGGTAAATTAGAATATCCGGAAGTTAGAGAAAGAGCGAAAAGACTATTTTATGATTATCGAGATACTGGAATTTTACCACCAAATGGAGCACCTCGACCCGTAGATATGTGTCTTATTGAGGCAAAGGCTTCCGGAGACCCGTTAATTGCAGATCTGAATAGATCCGGTATAAGAACTATACCATTTATTCCGACAACCAAAAAAATTCCTCGAGCTCGTTATATTACTCCTCTAATAGAAGGGGGGCGAGTGTGGTTAATTGCGAAAGCTCCCAATTATGATAGGTTAGTACCATTTGCCGATGAGTTTTTAGAAGCGTGCGCCAGGTTTCCTACTGCTGCTAGTAATGATCTAGTAGATACTATGTCTCAAGCTTTAACGAGACTACGTGACGGACAATTCGTTCTTAATCCGAGAGATGAGCGTCCTATTCCTCCTTATGGAAGAGAAGAGGTAAGAATCTATTAGTTATAGAAAGCTTTAGTAAAAAGTTTATCTAATTTTTTTTTAAACGCATTTAAAGATTGGAGATCTTCTTTAGAAGGAAATAATCTAGGCAAACCATGTTGAGAAAAACTATCATAGTGAGCAGGTGTATCTATGGTTTCTACAAAAAAGAAAACAGGCAAGCGTTTTTCTTTAGTTAATATTGCAGGATGCATTGGATTACGAGAAATACCCTTAGACTCATTAATTACTATCGTAGTTCCAACCGTAAGAGAATGCTTTTCTCTATTCAAAATACTGAAATTATCTAGCTTTATAAAAAATTTTACAATTTTATCAGAAAAATCAACCATATATTAAAAAGTTCATTATTATAAAATAATAAATAAGTACATTAGTTGTATATGTGCTTTGCTAAAGGATATTCGATAGTTTGGACGCTGCTGAATATCCCTTAGAGTTTACGCCACAAAAAAAATTTGAGGGTTATTCATATATACATGAAAACTTCTGATGAAGATATAAGAAAAATTGAAGACTTAGAAGACGGGTCTTCGGTATATGAAATTGGCTCTAGTCCCGCTATAGAAGAATCTGAAAATACAGATTTTTATGAGAATATAGCTGAAAAATTCCCTGAAGAAGCAAGAAAAAAACTATCTACCTTTCTATTGGAAGGTATTGAAGAAGATATAGTAGTTCGCCAAAAATGGCTTGATCCTATTGAAAAAGCAAAAGCATATCTTGGCTTTGACTTAGAAGCTTCTGAATTAAAGGGATATAAACAAGGTACAAGGACATTTGATACAACGTTCTCTACAGCCGTAATCCGTTTTTTCGCTACTAATAAACCCGAACTTTATCCCTTAAGTGGACCAGCTGGATTTAAAATTAACGGTAATAGCAATGAAGAAACAGACCGAAAAGCCGAGTTAAATACAGACTATTTAAATTATTATTTAACAGTCAAAGATAGCGCTTATTATCCTGATTGCGATAGATTTTTACTTAATCTAGGTTTTTGTGGCACAATATTTAAAAAAGTATATTTCGATAAGTTATTAAAACGACCGTTAAGTCGTTTTATCATGCCCGAAAATTTTGTAATAGATGCTGATTGCACTTCTATTCTAGAGTCAAGTAGGCTGACTCATATTTTACATCTTTCTAAAAGAGAAATTATTCTCAATCAGCAAAATAAAATATTTCTTGATGTTGATCTTCCTTATTTAAAAAATTCCGAAATTGGTGATAACGACGATAGCTCAAACCAGTCTTCTGAAAGGAAAGAAAAAGTAGATCTTAGCGAATACAAAAAACGCTCTTTATTTCCAATTTATGAAATTCATGCATATTTAACACTTGATGATTTTACTGAAGAAAATAAAGACTCTCAAAGTGATAGTATCGTATCTCTTCCCTATATTGTAACTATAGATAAAGCTTCTAAAGAAATACTATCTATTTCACGCAATTGGGATGAAGACGATGAGGATAAAAAGCAAAGAGAGTATTTTGTTCAATATAATTATTTGCCCGGGTTCGGTATTTATGGGAACGGTTTAGCTCATCTAATAGGCACTAATGCTATTTCTTTAACTTCTATACAACGCATGTTAATTGATGCCGGTATATTCAAGAATATGCCCGCCGGATTGAGAGCCAAAGGGTTTAAGCAACAAGATAGTACTATAATAGTTGGTCCAGGAGAATGGATCGAGGTAGATACTAATGGATTGCCTCTTACCGATGCATTAATGCCATTACCTTATTCTGAGCCTTCTAATGCTCTTCGTGAGCTTAGATTAGAAATGATACAGGAATGTGAGAAGTTAGCTTCTACAAGCGAACTGGGGATGCTTAGTTCAAAAGAAGATATTCCTGTCGGCACAACATTAGCTTTACTCGAAACAAATAATAAAATTCAATCCGCCGTTTCTAGTTCTATACATAATTCTTTTAGCAAGGAACTACAGCTATTAAATAATATTTTCAAAAAAACTCTACAAACGGAAGAGTTTAATTTTGGGAAAGAAAGAAAGGTTATTACATCTGAGGATTTCGTTGATGAAGTAATGATTATTCCGGTTTCAGATCCAGCTGCCGGCTCGTCAATACAAAGGATAATAAAAGCAGAATCGCTTTTAAGAACGGCGATGCAAGCTCCTGAGTTACATGATATGAGAGAGGTTTTCAAGAAAAACTATGAAGCTCAAGGGTTAGATGCTAGTCAGATAGATCAGATATTACCCGCTCCACCGGAAGAACAAGAAATCTTGCCGTTAGATCCTGTTAGCGAAAACTTAAATATTATGAAAAATGAACCTGTCAAAGCTGCTATTTGGCAAGATCATGCTGCTCATAAATTAGTTCACGGATTATTCGCTCAAGACTATCCGGAAACTGCTCCCGCTGTAATGGCTCATATAAAAGAACATGAAGCATTAGAATACCTAATGCAAATGCAGCAATTACTAGGAATGGAGATGCCTCCATTAGAGCAAATATTAGATCCTCAAGTTCAGAATCAAATCGCAGTTGCTATAGCCGGATCATTAGAGGAAAACCAAGAAAATCAACCATCCTCTCCATCTCCTGAAGAATTGATACTAGCTGATATTCAACAGCAACAAGCCGAAGTTGAAGCTAGGGAGAGAATAGAAGATCAAAAAACAGAAACAGCCATCTTCAAAGCGCAATTAGATTTTGAAAAAGAAAAAGCCAAAATCGAATCAAACGAAGAGATAGCACAGCTAAAAACCGAAGCCGACCTATCAAAAGCTCAGTTAGCAGTCGAGAAAGAAAAAGCCAAAATCGAGTCTAACGAGAAACTAGCGCAACTAAAAGCAGAAACTGAATTAATCAAAAATGGAGAAAACAATGAAGAAGTCTATGAAATCTAAGGGTATGAAAGCCGGATATCAAAACAAACCAGATTCAATGAGAGACTTAGCCGAAAAGACCATGAAATCTATGAGTGGTGGTAAGGATTGTAAAAAATCAGCGAAGAAGTTTGCTATGGGCGGAGTAGCCAAAATCAGGCATGAAGAGGCAACAGCTCAAGGAATGCCAAGATCTATGAAAAAGAAATCTTTAAGTGAGTTCATGTAAATGTCAGTCATTAGTTTGTTACACGAATTAAAAACAGAAAAAGAGAAGTATGAGAGATCCGTGACTCAAAACGGAGTTCGTGATTTTGCTCAATATAAGTTTTTAGTAGGTCAAATTGCAGGTTTTGAGACGGCTATTGAGATATGTAGAAATATATTTAAAGGAGAAATTAATGATTAATTACGAAGATGATTCCGGAATTGACTTTGAAAATTACGATTTAGACGAATTAGTAAATGAAACATACAAGGAGTCTCATCCCGTTGGTTATCAAGTGGTAGTTAGAATATACAAACCCAAAATTGTGATTAAAACTTCGGGCGGTTTATTCTTATCCGAGGAAACTATCGGAAAAGCCAATCAAGATCATAAATTCATAAACTTCGTAGGGCTTGTCGTGAAGATGGCTCCTGGTTGTTACAAGGATACCGAACGATATAAGTTCACCGGTCCTTATTGTCAGGTAGGCGACTGGGTAATGTTCCCACGGGCATCCGCCCATACTTATGCTCATAAAGGTCTTACTTCAGCAACTATATGGGAAGACAGATTGGTACAGCGAGTAGATGACCCGAGAGTAATTAGTAGAATTTCTTGTGATTAAAAGAGTTAAAATTTATGACAGATAAAAATGATAGTTTTGAGAGCGACCAACTAAACCTCGAAGATAATAGAGGTTTTGCTGAAATTGAAGCCGCTTTTAAAGAAATAGAACGTATAAAAAACAGCGGAGAAGTTGAAGAAAATCCTCAAGAAGAAGACCCTCAAGGAGAGGCTCATTCTGAAGATGAAGAAACCGAAGATGAGTTTGAAGAAGAAGGGGAAGAAGAAAACTCCCAGAAGGACCCTTTAAAAGATTTTATTAAAAAACCTGAAAAAGCTTGGAAAGAGAAAAAAAGAAGGTTTAAAGCGCAAGCGGAAACAAGGATAGCTCTAGAAGAAAAAAGATTAGCTCTAGAAGAAAATGTCCGCTTAAAAGAATTGCTTAAACAAGCAGAAGCAGCTGGCACGTACCAATACGGAAAAAATGTTTATTCTGAATTAGAGAAAGCAAAACAGCTTCAAAGAAAAGCAATCGATGATGGAGATGCTGATGGCGTAATTGAAGCTGGGATGAATGTAAGTCGAGCTCTTAATAATATTATGGAACTTGAGAAATGGTCAGCTTACGAAAGTACTCAACCTCAAAAACAGCAAGAACCTAATCCATCATACCAAAATAATGAAGGGCATGAACAGCAAATTGCTCAGAAATGGTTAAGTACTCATAAAGAATTACAACATAATTCTAGACATTATGATCCGGAATTAACAGAAGAGGTTGGCGAGTTTATTCATGAATTAGATTCCAAGATAGATAAATCCGGCAACACGGACGTTTATTTCTCTGATGACTATTTTGAAGCCATTGATGACTATATAGAAGATCTAAAAAGCAAAAAAAGAACGGCTAAAACCCAAAAAAATATAGGATCTATTAGCAATGTAGGCTCAGTCAGAAATTCTTATAGTAATTCACTTCATAGTACGCCCACCAAGCCACAGAAAATATTCTTAACTCCATTTGAAAAAGATATGGCTCAAAGAGGTGGTATCAGTGAAGAGGCATGGGCTAAACGAAAAGCTAATCTATTAAAAAAATCACAAGGTTATTTATGAAAAAACTACGCACAGAAAGAGATGAAGAAGTAAGAGATTCAGACTTACGCCCTGAATATAATTTTGAATATATTAACCCATATGATTTGCCACCCGGTGTGTATCGTGAAGGATATCGCTATCATTGGGGACGTCATAATATAAGAGGCACAAGCGACAATCAAATCGAACGTTTGCGGAGAAAAAAATGGGAACTAGTGGATGCTTCGAGAACTACTGCAAAATATATAGATCCACTAGGTGAAAATCCTTTGTCTGAAAAATTTATATATGTAAATGGTTGTCTACTTATGGAACGTCATGAAAAATATAGTGAATATGAAGATCAGCAACATCATAAAAATACTATAGAACAGACCAAAGCCTTAGAGGTGCAAATTAGTGACGAAGGGCACCTTTACAACTCACAATCAAGACGTTATTAATTATGGCTCAAAGTTCGTACCAACAGATTAACTTAACTAATGATATAACATTAAGTTGGCCGTTCTCATTCCAACAACCTCCGATAATTTATGATATCAATAATGTTAATGCTAGTACGGGTAATTTTAAAATAATATTGCCCGATGCTACATTAGCAAGTCCGGGGTGGACTGTTATTTTTAATAATATTTCCGCTAATACATTTCAGATCATGAAAAATGATGGCGTAACTAGTATAACTACAGTTTTAGCCGGAGAAGCTTATTACTTATTTTTAACTGATATTTCTACAGCAAATGGTATATGGGGACTTGTACCTTTTGCCGCCGGAACTAGTGCGATAAATTCAGTTGAAACTAAAAGTACTAACAATAGTATTGTTATTACGGGAGGAGTTCTAACCCCTCCAGGTGGAACAATAGATTTTAAGTTACCAACTTCCATTTCTAATTTAACATCTAATGTTAGTGTACCGGGATTTTTAGTTGCAAAAACTACTAGTCCATCCCTGACTTATACGACACGTGATTTAGTAGCGGGAGAAAATATTAGCATAAATAATGGGGATGGAGTTTCTAGTGATCCAATTATTTCGCTAGGTAAAACAATAGTAGATCTAACTTCAGTAGCGGTCGGAGATTTGCAACTAAGTGGTGAGGTTATTACTACTAATGTGACTAATGGCGGTATCCAGCTAAGTAGTGCTGGAACTGGTAAAGTCAGTATTAATGGAATGCAAATAGATACGAGTGCTAATATTACCAGCGGTAATAATCTAACGCTAACCGGTTCATTAACAATAGGTGGATCATTTGTAAGCCCTACAACTCCCAAAGTAATATTTAACTTTACTAATACCTCTGTAATACCAGTGGGTAATACTATAGTGCAGCTAAGTCAATATAATGTAGCTTCAGTTACGGGTAGTAATGGTACTTATATTATTACATTTACTACACCTCTTGCCTCAGCTAATTACGCTGTAAATTTTGGCTCAGGAAGTAACGGTGGGACGCCTACTGCCAATCATGTATACGTAACTCTAAAAACTCCCGGAACATTAACAATAGCAGTTATAGATGGTAGCGGCGTTTTAGTTCCGTATTCTCCTGATGGAATTTGGGGCACGATATGGTTACCTACATAAAAATTAAAAAAAAGATTAGGAATTTAGTTGTTATAGTGAATATTCTTAATTATAATAAAATAATCATTTAAATACAGTTGAGCGAAACTTAAAATCGTAGTTTTTTATTATTTTTTTGTAAAAAAATGATTGTCAAGACAACCAAGTCTTACCGGAGGTTTTATATCTCTACTTCAACTTTTTAATAATTATAGTTTCGACGAAACCTAAAATCGTTCTTCGGTTATTCAATTCTTTCCATAAAAGATTTTATTTAGTTAATTTTTTAATTATTAAGAGGTTTTTTATGGCTTATGGTACAAACGGTCCATTCGGACTGCGTGCGCTTTACAACAATACAGGATCAACTTGGGTAGAAAGAAGAACAGTTTACTCTATACCTAATACTGGTGGAAATGCTCCAGTCGGTTATGATGTTTCTCTTTTTAACGGCGATTTAGTCCGTTTATCAACACTAGCAGCAGCAGGCGCAGATGGCGGCGTTAATACGATTAATGTTTACTTGCCTGCCTTTACTCAAAATGTAGCGGGTACCGCTAATACTTTTGCGCAAACATTTCCCGTCTTAGGAGTGTTTCAAGATTGTGAATATTATGATGTTAATAATCAATTAGTAAGATCTCCGTTCTGGCCTGCCAATACTCTTATATATCCGGGCACATCAATAACAGCATATGTTAACGATGATCCAAATGTAGTATGGGAAGTACAAGCTTCTACTTATATTAATGCCGCTGCTGCTGATTTTACAGGTGCCGGTGTCGCAGGTTTAACTTCAGCTCCATTCTTCCCTGGAACATCAGCAACAGCTGCTAAAACATCGGGAATAGGCAGTAATTTTAGTATCATGGGAGGTGGTGGAATAAATTTCAATACTATTCCTATAGATCCAGCTAACCCTACTGGCGCTAAATATACTAATAATCCTGTCAGTACGATGACGGCTGCTGCGGATGGTACAGCTGTTACAGTCTTTGGTACAAATCCATATGGCGGCGATGTTAAGAGCGGTCTTTCAGGAGCTTATCTTTGTGTAAGTACTTACGGTAAAAATGCTACTAATACTTTTACAGGCGATGGTTCATTCAACGCAGGTAATGATTACGATCACACGGTAGTCACATTACCACTCAAAGCTATTGGCTATTCAACCAAGAATATTATTAGACCTGGCAAGACTTTGCAAACAACTCCATTTTTGACGTTGCTTGTGACGATTAATAACCATGTCTTTAAAGCTGGAACGCCTGGTCAAACATTTGCATAAATAAAAAAGGAGAAGAATAAATGAGTATTGTTAATTTAGCTCAAATTAGAGATCTGTTACGTCCAGGATTAGATGAGATTCTTGTAGATCAAGATAGTTATGGCGAACAATGGGCAGAAATATTTAAGACAACTCAGTCTTCAATGGCTGAGGAATATGATATCGAAATGAGAAGTTTAGGAGCAGCTTCTATTGTTTCAGAAGGTGCGCCAATCCCAGTAGATACTATGGGTCAAAGGGTCAAAAATGTGTATCGTCACCTTCTCGTGGCAAATTCGTTTGCAGTGACCAAAATCGCCGTAGACGATAACCAGTATAAGAATCAATTCTTTAATGAAGCAAGGGCTCTTAAAGCTTCGCTAAAGGATACTAAAAACCAACTTGGAGCAAATATCTTAAATAACGCCTTTAATCCGGCTTATGCGTACGGAACCGGTCAACCGGCTTGTTCGGCCACCCAACCAATTGATAACGGAAGTTATTCTAATTTATTAGTTGCGGGAGGTGGTGCTACCATCGATTTTGGAGAGGGAGCATTAGAAGCAATGATAATTTTATCCCAAAAAACTAGATCTTGGTCAGGTTTAAGAGTTGCACTTAAAATCGATAAATTGATTGTGCATCCTGATGAGCAATTTGCAGCATCGAGATTACTTGATTCTGCATTCCGTCCTGAAACAGCTAACAACGATATTAATGCATTAAACAAAAATAATTATATACCAAATGGTTATCGTGTTAATGAATTCTTAACTCGTTCAGGTGCTTTTTTCATGCTTACAAACGCACTCAGCGGTATGAAGCACATGCAACGTCAGGCTGTTGAAACGGATGCTTATGCAGACTTTGATACGAAAAGTGTTAAGTTCTCTGCGCTGGAAAGATATTCATTCGGGATATCCAATCCGCGTGCACTTTTTGGATCACCTGGTGCTTAATTGAATTGTGCCAATGTCATAAAGGATACTACCAGTTGGATCAAGGTAAGTAACATGACATTGGCGATTAACTTTAGAGATTAAAATAATCGATGTCAATTTTTTTAGAACTAGCGTGGCCTGTTGTTGATAAAGCCGCTGTATGCGCTTCACAAACGTATGGAGCAGCGGCTACTTTAACATTAAATGGCACATTGTCTAATACCAGTATACCTAACCAAATATCATTCATAGCTAATGATATGATAAGGTCGGTTTCTATCACCGGTTCTGGACTTAGTGGAGTTACTTTTATTGTTCTAGGATTTCAAAATGGAGCTTTAGTTACCGAATCTATAGCAGGACCAGCTAGCGGAACAGTTTATGGTGCTAAATATTATGATATTATAGAATCTATCACTACAAATGGAGCGGTGACTAATGTAATGGTGGGAACTGGTACATCCGGTTATCTGCCGCTTATATCTACGAATGTTAATGCACCTGCAATTAATTACTCTTTTTCTGTTTTGCTAAAAGCAATTACCAGCGTTAATTACACAATGTTTGAGACATTAGCTTCAATTAATACAAATTTTATACCATTTAGTACTCAAACATTATTTCCGGTAAGCGGGGTTGAGAATCTAACGGTTTCTACAATAAAAAATTCCACAGCTATTACTAACTTTCTTTTGTTAAAAATAAATAGCTCTATTGATACTGATAGTTTTAATTTCACATTTTTGCAGGAGTAAATAATGCGTCGCTATTTAACCTATACTTTTCCAGCCGGCAATACATCAGATGTATGTAAAGTACAGAATATAACCGGAGCAGGTAATTTAACATTAAACGGAAATCTAACTAATGAAATTGCTTCTGAAGTAAATTTTCTAACGCATGGTTATAGCAGATCAATCTCACTCAGCTCAGCTAATAATTTATCGGGTGTGACTTTTACTATCAATGGCTTGCAAAACGGAGAAAAAATTACAGAAGTAATTACAGGTCCAAATGCCACTACTAAATATGGGGATGAAATTTATGATGTTATCACTTCTATTTCTGCAACAGGTGCTGCAAACGGTATAAGTATAGGTACAGGTCATTCCGGATATTTTCCACTGCTTAATATCAATCTACAGCGTGCAGTAATTAATTACTCACTAAGCACATTCAAATTAACAACAAATAGTATTCCGACAGTTATAGTAAATACTTTAGATAATATTGCTCAAAACGGAATAAAATTTACAGATGCATTAGATTCTAATGTTTTTATTATAAAAACATTATCCACTGACGCTCAGTATATTTTACCTCCTGTTAATGTAATCCCTTGCCATTCTATTGTTATCCTGATCGAAGGAGACCAAACGACAATAGCTAATAGTATTCGTATGAATTTCATTCAAGTCTAAGAGGATTATATGGCACGTAGTAGAGCTACAAAACAAATGATGTCACAAAGTATGAATCCAAAGAAATGGATTCAATCAGCTATTGACCCGGAAAAAAAAGGCGTACTCCATAGAGCTTTAGGAGTTCCTGCAGATAAAAAAATTCCAGAGAAAAAACTAGAAAAAGCAGAACATTCTAAAAATCGAACAATAAGAAAAGAGGCTAACTTAGATAGAACGCTAAAGCGTTTTAATCGTTAATAATAAAGAGATGAAACAATGCTTCCGACCTCCGGTACTTTTAATTTTCAGTCTATACAGATTGAGCTCATCATTAGAGAGGCTTTTGAGAAAATAGGTATCTCAGGTGAATTTGTTGAGCCGGTTAAATTGGAATCGGCTAAAAGAAGCATTGATCTGATCTTTTTAGAATGGATGAATAAGTCTGTAAATCTATGGACTCTTGAGAAAGCTTATCTTCCATTAGTACCATTGCAAGGTCAATATCTCCTCGATGTAAGTGTTAGTAATGTTATTCAAGCTAATCTTAGGACATCAAGCAGACAAGTAACAGCGACAGGAGTTGCTTTTAGTTCGGCAGGAGGAGTGGCTGCATATGCATTTGATGGCGATCCTACTACCGCTTGTACTCAAAATGCTGCTAATGGATATATTTCGTATGATTATGGGGATGGTGTAACATCACAAATTAATTTTATTGGAATTACTTCCGAGACGAATCAGCAATATACAATTTCGGTTGAGGCAGCCGACAATAATATGGTTTGGTCATTGTTATTTGATATACCAAAACAATCTTATTCTGCCGGAGTTAATAATTGGTTTGATGTTCCAATTTCTGTGAATGCAAGAGCTTATAGAATAAGAGAAACTGGCGGAGCTACTTTAAATATTCAGGAAATATTTTTTAATAATAATATTCAAGACTTACCTATTTCTAACATAAGTCGTGATGATTATTATTCTTATACAAATAAATATCAGGCATCTCGTCCAAGTATTTTTTATATAGACCGTCAAATATTGCCGGTTTTAACACTATGGCCTATTCCAACACCTGATTATAACTGTTTGCAGTATTCTTATAAGAAGATGATTCAAGATACTGGAATGCTTTATACAAACGGCGTGCAAATTCCTTCACGGTTTTATCCTGCTTTGATCTGGCGTTTGGCTTGGGAATTAGCAATAAAGTTTAGTCCAGAAAGATCTCAGATGCTTGGGATACAAGCCGATATGTCGTTTGAAAGTGCGACCAAAGAAGATTCAGAAACGACACCGCTAAATATCTTCGGCGATGTAAGTTCTTATTATGAGTAGGTGATATGGCATTTTCCAGAAAATACAAAGGAAAATATGTAAATATAGATCCAAAAAATCCGGATGCATTAGGCATTTGTCAGAGAAGTGGTTTCGTTTTTAATCACAAAGATTTAGTTAAACAGATGGAGTGGTGCGGTAATAATAAGATCTGGACTAGGCTTTTAGTAGGCAAACCTTTTGTTGATATTCCAAATGAACAAAATAGACCCCCTATGATAAAGAAAGATCCGGTTCCTATAGAAAACCCAAGACCTCCAATCCCTAATCCTCCTAATAACAATATAGCCCTTCCTTACAAGGAATTAGAAGAACTCCTTAATAGTTATAATTGGGGAGGCAATTAAATGGCGTATGAGGTTCTATATAATTTTATTTCACCAGTAACTGGGAGAATATTATGTGATCCAACTAAGGTTTTAGTAGGTGATGTCAATGGAATTGCTATACCTTCGGCATTTATTCCTTTTGGTTCATTACCTAATCTTACTCATAATTATTTTTGGGTAGGGGATGCTATGAATCGTCCTGTTGAAACACCGGTTGGAGCGTTTTTTCCTCCGCTACTTTTTAATAATCTATGGATAGGTAACTCTCTGGATCAAGCTACAGCATTCCCAAATATTCAAATAAATAACTTACCACCTTTAGGTCTTGGTAATGCATGGATAGGAAATAATGAAGGAAGACCGGTAGAAGCAAAGTTAGTATCCCTAATTAAAATAGAAATAGAAAATACGCTAGCTTTAAATCCTATATTTAATATAACTCCTATTTTCTTTGTTACAGGTGGTCCTAGTGGGCGTAATGGTCAAAAAGGATTAGCTGGTCTTCCAGGAGCAGCAACGGATGCAGGTATACCTACATTGGTGATAAATGCCAATTTAGATATAAACAACGCAAGAATAGAGAATATTGCTCCTTCTCCTCTAGCAGATTACGACGCGGTAAATGCTAAGTGGGTATATGATCTATTAAACGATAACGTAGAGATTATATGGGCAAATTAATTACGCGATTTGCTGCATTTCGCCGCGATTTGCTCTATTTCGTAAAAAAATATTAAAAGGAGATAATACTATGCCAATGAGTACCATCACAGTAGCGGGTATCAATCCTGGGTTGAATATCTTAGGAGCTACGCAACAATTTAATTATACTCAATCCTTATCTACTTTTCAGATAACTAATAGTTTTATTCCAAGTATTTCGATTCCTTCTCAATTCAATCAGGAAATTAGAAATAATTTATTTTCTGGTTTTAGGTGGAGTCATGTAACTACGAGTACCGATACTTATGGCTCTTTGACATTGCAAAGTTTCGTAAACGCACAAAGCACAGGTACAGATATAATGAAATTTGATAATAGCGGTATTAGTATACTTGCTACTCTCAATATGAATAGTCAACCTATTACCAATAGCACCTGGAATGGCAATACTATCACTGTTCCATATGGTGGCACAGGAATAGTAAGTACAACTGCTTATGCCTTAATATGCGGCGGAACTACATCAACAGGAAATTTGCAAAGCGTAACTAGTCTAGGTTCTACCGGTCAGGTTCTAACTTCTCAAGGCGCAGCAGCTTTACCAATTTGGACAACCAACGGGAGTGGAACAGTAACATCAATTACAGCGGGTGCAGGATTATCAGGTGGGACAATTACTACTTCAGGTACAATAGATATCACCGATACAGCGGTAACACCAGGTACTTATACTGGAAGTTTTACAGTCAATTCAAGAGGACAATTAACTGCTGCAAGTAATACACTTACAGGAGTTTTAGCATCTTTATATATGAGTGGGAATAATACTGCCACCTCTGTAGTTGCTAATACCCCAACTAAAATTGTAGGTACAACCATTTCTGGTACCCTTATTAGTTTTACTATGCCAGCTGTTAATAAATTACAATATGGAGGACCGGATCCTATCACTGCGATGGTGAGCGTAGATTTATCTGCAAGTGCTGCTACTCTCAGTGCAACATTAGGTATTATGATTTATAAAAATGGTTCTTTGGTTCCGGCTGCAAATTATAATTATCAATTGACGGTCGCAAAACCCTTAAGTCTAACAGTTAGAACACCCGTAAGTTTTGTTGCAACTGATTTTGTAGAGGTATTTATAACTTCTGATAATACCGATAACGTCACGGTAAGTGATATGAATTTATCTGTAGCAATTTAATTAAAAAAACTACGACTCGTCAATGTAAGAATGAAAATGACAAGTCGTATTAGACAATAACTAGGGATTGAGACTAATTATTGTCTAATAAAATTAGTAGCATAAGCTATTTATTATGTCTATCTAATTAGACTAATTTTTTCATCTTTATATTTATTTTTTTAATCATTTTTTAAAAAATTTGATATAATAAATATTATTAGTTTCGACGAAACTTAAAATCGTTCCTTGGTTATACAATTCTTGTCCTTGAAAGAATCTTAGAATTTAAAAAATTTAAGATGATTTTATGGCAAATCCACCAATCACTAGATTTACAAGTTTAGCTGTAACGACTGCTCAAAATTCTGGTAATCCAAATAATGGACTTTATGTTCCTACCCTTAATACCAATCAAATTGCAGTTATTCCGGCTACTACAAAAGTAAACGGTGGAATATGGTATAATATAGATACCGATCAATTAGAAGCAGTAGTACAAAACAAGGTGCAGCCAATTCCGGTAGGAACAGGGGGGGGCAATGTAATTGGTCCTATAGTATCTGCTATAGATAATCTAACTAGTTTTGGCAATAATACTGGAACACTAATAGCTGATAGTGGAATTGCAAAAGACAATGTAGTAATTGCGCCAGGAGCTGCAACTGCAACTAAGTTACTTGCTTTCACCGGAGTTGGTAAAAATGTACAAGAAAGTGCATTAGTTACAGATAACTTAGTTACTAATACAGGTACTGGTATAGAAAATAATATCGTTATTTTTGATGCCGGAGGTGGAAAAGTAATAAAAGATAGCGGTGTTAGTATAAATCAAGTTCCTAATCCCGCTCCATTACTTAGATTCGCTAATGCTCTAGGAGCTTCCAATGCTACAGTTAATGAAATAGGGAATCTAGGGCATATTAGGTTTATAAATGATGTGTCTAGTATTTATGTTGATACATTAACATCGGTTAGGTTTTTTCCTTATAATACTCAAATCTGTTCTGTATTTACCAGTGAAATAGGAAGTTTAGGGAACTCTACAAGTGAATCTGCATTATTAGAAATACATTCTGATAGTGGCGCATTGCTTCTTTCTAGATTGACGACAGCCGAAAGAAATGCCTTACAGATGGTAAGCGGAATAGACGGTACTAACGGTATGATATTATTTAATACCGATACTACTACATTCGATGGATATGATGGTACAAATTGGCGTAAGTTTGCTTTATTTAATACTAATAACACTCTTACGGTTGCAGATCCTTTATCTTCAACAAATGCTACTACTAAGGCTTATGTAGATGCTGCAGTTAGCGGTATTCCAACAGCTACAATTACTTTAAATGGAAATGTAACCGGCTCAGGATTAGTTACTAGTCCTATCACAACTACCTTAAATATGACGTTGGATCAAATTAAAGCTCCGGTAGCTAATTTAGATCTAAACAGCAAAAACATTATCAATTTACTCGATCCCACAACAGCTCAGCAAGCAGCTACAAAGAATTATGTCGATACTAGAAGTATTACATTAAGCGGAGCAGTCACGGGAACAGGAGCTTTGGGAACAACAATTGCTACTACTTTAACTAATATAACCACTTCTCAAATTACTAATTTTAATTCCGCTGTTGCTGCTTTTAGACTTGACCAATTTGCTGCGCCGATTACTAGTCTTAATCTTAATAGCCAGAAGATCATTAGTTTACTTGACCCTACATTAGCACAAGATGCAGCTACTAAAAACTATGTTGACACTAGAACAATTACAGTGAGTGGGGCTGTAACAGGTAGTGGAGCGCTCGGAACAACAATTGCTACTACTTTAACTAATATTACAACTTCTCAGATCACTAATTTCAATTCCGCCGTAACAGCATTTAGATTGGATCAATTTGCTGCTCCTACTGCTAGTGTTAGTTTAGGTAGTCAGAAGATCATTAATTTACTTAATCCTACATTAGCACAAGATGCAGCTACTAAAAACTATGTTGATACTTCTATTTCAGGTGCAGGGATAGCTCCGGCTGCTGCAAAATATATTATACAAACTGCAAATGCTACATTAACAAATGCTCAAATACTTGGTAGTCTAGCTACAGGATTACTTAAGAATACTACTACAACTGGTGTTTTGACTATTGGTATAGCCGGTACTGATTATTATTCACCAGGCAATCCTACTAGAATACTAGATAATGCCATTAATAATTTTTTTATTGGTACTTTAGCAGGGAATCTTACTCTTACAGGCACATCGAATACTGGTGTTGGGATAAATAGTTTAGCATCACTCACAAATGGTAGTAATAATACAGGCGTAGGGAGCGCCTCTTTAAACCAGAATACTACTGGTATATCAAATTCCTCCTTTGGAGCTCTAGGGCTCGCTTTAAATACTCTAGGTAGTTATAATAGTGCATTTGGAGTGCAATCGCTCTATAACAACTCAGGTCCTGCTAATTATAATTCTTCATTTGGGTACCGAAGCTTATACTCTAATAATTTAGGTTTAGAGAATTCTTCATTTGGAGCTCAATCTCTTGAATCTAGTGTTAACGGGGATGATAACTGTGCTTTCGGCTCCTTTAGTGCTAACTCTATGGCTCTTGGGTCAGGGAACAGTTCTTTTGGTCGTGGTAGCTTGCAGTTCGCTACCTCAGGTAGTTTTAATTCATGCTTTGGTCTTAGGAGCGGTTCAAGTCAGACAACATATAATAATTGTTTATTCTTAGGCGCCGAAGCAGATGCATCCGCAAATAATCTAACCAATGCTACAGCTATAGGATATCAAGCATCTGTAGGAGCAAGCAACTGTCTGGTACTTGGAGGTTCCGGAGTATCTGTAGGCATAGGCACCTCGACTCCCCAGGCTCCTCTTCAGTTTGCCAACACTATCGCAAATAGAAAAATAGTATTATATGACTCATTTGGTAACGATCATCAATTTACCGGTCTAGGAGTAAATGGTAATATATTTAGATTTCAAGTAGCATCAAATGCTACAGAAAATTTTGTTTTCTACGCAGGAACTTCTACTACAACCTCAAATGAATTAATGCGGTTAAAAGGCAACGGCAGACTCGGCATCGGCACTGCAGCACCAGATCAATTATTAACTGTTAATAGTGCTAACGCCTCTAAAATTGGAGCGGGTGGGTGGGTTGCTTTTTCTGACGCAAGAATAAAAGATGTAGTGGGAGATTATGAACATGGTTTAGCTGAAATAATACAAATTCAAACAAGAAAATTTAAATATAACGATAGAAGTGGTTATCCAGAATCCGAAAAAGCCAAAATAAATATCGGAATAATAGCCCAAGAGATAGAAGACATATTCCCTGAATGTATTGTTGAAAAAATACAGAAGGGAGATATATCCGATATGCGCATGTATGATGGGACAGCTTTAACATACGCTCTAATTAATGCGGTAAAAGAACTAAACAATGAAATAAAAATATTAAAACAACAAATAAATAATTAAAGGTAATAATATGTCTAACTCAACACCAGAAGAAAAAATTGCAGTACTTAACACACAAAAGCAACAAATCACAGACCAGATAAGTAGCTTAAATGATTCTATTGAAAATAATGAAACTTTAATAAGCGACTACACAGCTGCTATTGAAGAGTTTGAAACTCAAATAACAGCTTATCAAGCTAGTATAATTGAATTAGAAAGCAATAATGCAATTCTTGATGAGATTATAGTTGACGAGACTCCGCCGCAATCCTAAATTTTAAAAAAATAAATGCTTTATAAAAAAAAGATGTTATATTTAATGAGATATTAACCTAAGAAAGAGAGAATAATGGATTACGAAGCGATTTTACAAAAACAAAAAGACACTCTGAATCAAAATAATAAAAGCTTTAATGAGTTTGCAGTTGATGCTCAAGCTTTAGTAAATTTATTTCCGCAAGTTTCTAGTCCTAATGCGCCAGCTGATGCTACCGAATTTTTACATAGACTTTGCGATAGAATCGGACAAAGTGCTTTAGAAATAAAGGGAATAATTCCGCTTAAAAATGAAGCTAATGAAAATAGTTTAATGTAGTGAAATGGGAGTATTTGTTGATTATCTTCCTAAAAGATTTTCTGGTCTAAAAGATGTTGAAACTACTCTTTTAACAGCAAATACTCACCCAATAATAGTTCTTAGTTTAAGAGTAACTAATAGAACTAGTGATAAAATTTTAGTTAATTTAAAGAATACTCGCAATGATGGTATCACAACGATTACTTATGAAGATAATCAATTTCCGTTTGAGCCATATGAGCGAAGAGATTTAATAAAAGAATGCGGTGAATTTCATTTAGAATATAAAGATGTACCATCTATAAGTGAAAGTTTAGCTATTTACTCTAACGGCTACACGCAAATATTTGATTGTAACATTAGTTATATTACGCTTAATGATTTACCAGTACCGGTACCACCACCGCCTACAGAATAGTTTCGACGAAACTTAAAATCGTTCCTTGGTTATCTAGTTCTTATCCTGAAAGAATCTTGAAATTTAACAAATTTAAGAGGCTTTTATGGCACCAATTACACGTGTTTCAAATTTAGAAATTAAATCAGATGCCCGAAATAAAGAAAAGGGCTTTTATGTCGATCAATTAACGACTGCTCAAAGAGACGCAATCCCTACCGTAAGAAATGGACTTGTAATTTATAATACTACGACTAATACTTTTCAAGCTTATGAGAATGGGGCGTGGACTAATCTAGCTACCGGTGCTGCAACTTCGCTTAATGCGCCTATTTTAACTACAGCAAATGCACCAGCAGTAGTCAATGGGGCAATTTATTATGACTCAACTACTGATAGACTTACAACCGGAGTAAATGGAGCTTATGTCTCTGTTTATACTTCGCCTATCAATCGGGACGGAAATCTTATAATGCAATCTCTTGCAGCCGATCCGACAAGTGGTAACAGTACAGTTGGAGAAATTTATTATAATACAGCTTTAAACGTTATAAGAATCAGAAGATCTACAAACTGGGAAACTCTTAATACTAGTCTTCTAACAGCAACTGGTGCAGATCTTACAAGTGGTTCACCTCTTACCCTACCCAGGGGAGCGAATGATGTTGAGGCTGAGGCTGGTAACCAAGTCGAAGGTTTCGTATTTTTTAATACTGTTCTTAACGCTATAAGAGTTAGAAGTAATGGGGTATGGCAAAGAGTTAATACAGATGATAGTTTTGTTCTAAAGCGCACTACTACTGCCGCGGATTATACCGTTTTAGTTACAGACGTTATTGTCGGGGTAACCAGTACTGCTGCCCTCCGTACTATTACTTTACCAGCCGTTGCAAATACTAGTGTAGGTCAAATTCTTACAATCAAAGATGAAAGCGGAGGGGCAAATACTAATAATATTACTATTGATGGAAATGCGGCAGAGACTATAGATGGTGCTGCAACTATAGCAATTACTGCAAATTATGGTTCTGCTAGGTTGTATTCAACCGGTACGGCCTGGTTTACATTTTAGGGGGATAAATGAACCCATCTCTAATGAATTATCTGCAAAATAACCAGTTGTCAAATCAGACGACTGGTATGCAGCAACAATCTCAACAAGGTTCACAAGCACCGAAGCCCGGACAAGATTCTTATAACCCTTTTGATTCGGGTATCCAAAAAGCTATTGCAAGCGCAAGGGAATCTCTTGGAATGAACAAACAGCAACAAGAGAATGCATTCAATAATTCTCTGCTAGCATTTGGCGATAGTATGTCACAAATGCCTAAAGAAAAAGGGTTTTTGAACAATTTAGGATCGATAGGACGCGCTTTATCGCCGGCTCTTAAAACTTATGACCAATCTGAAAATGCTGCCATGGCAGAAAATCAGGCAATCGCTAATCAAATATTAGCTTATCAGAAAGCTGAGCAAGCACGACAAGCTCAAGAAGAAGATAGAGCTTGGCATAGACAACATGCGGAACGGCAACTAGGAGAGCAACGCCGTTATCATGATTTGATGACGAACTCTAGAGGTCAAAGTGGTCTTGTGGAGTTAAATGGTCAAAATTTTCGCAAGTTGGATGGAATAGAGCAAAGGCAAGCAAACGCATACAAAAAAAAGGCGAGTAATACATATTTAGCAGTTCAAAATATAGATAAAGCCTGGGAGGAATTAGAAAAACTGACAGAAGATAATTCTTTTCAACCAATTGGTGGTTATTCAGAAATCGCTAATCCAGTTAAGGACTTCTTTGGTAAATTTGGTAAAAAAGAATCTCTTCAAAAAGAAACCGCCTCAAGAAAAAATTTATCTACCCAACTTGGGAGGTTAAATACTTCTTTGGAAGCTCTTACTTCTGGAGGGGGTAAATTGGGTCAAGGTATGTATGACCGCTTAAAGCCATTCTTTCCTGATATCAAAACAGATGATTACGAAACTGTAAAAACAAAAGTCAGACAGATTAAGAAAGAGTCGGATCTTTACTATAAGGCAGCAAAACTAAGTTCTGATTTAGGGCTTAGTATTGAGGCTCTTGATATAGAAGAAATGGAAAATAAACAACTTCAAGGTCAACAAAACTTAGATCAAAAAACATCTCCACAAGACACTTCTAATATAGATGTAGTCGAAATGCAAAATGCTAATGGTAGGAGATTCCGTGTTCCAAAAGAAAAAATGCAAGAATTTATGGATGATCCTGATGAACCTCTTACTATAGTAGGTAAGTAATGAGCAAATGGGAACAATATGCCATTGAACCATCAAAAAATACTACTCCTAGTAAATGGGAACAATATGCCATTGAAACCCCTGAAAAAAAGAGCCAAGAAGGTGATTCGTGGGATCCATTAGGCGATCTTAGTTCATGGGGTTCTCTCATAGGAAAATCTGCGTTGCAAGGACTGACCTCTATCCCTGATTTGCCTGCTAATCTATTACATGCCGTAGAAAGAGGAGGAAGAAAAACATTAGGTTTTTTACGCGAACAAGCGGGCAAACCTAATAATATAGATATGGGCTCTGAAAATGATTTTTTCAGTCCTGAAAATGTTGATAGACCATCAAAATGGCTAAATGCCGGAGCTAATAAATTAGGCATAGATCTAACTCCTAGACCAACTACTGCCGCACAAAGAATCGTTTCTAATGCAGCTGAATTTGCGGGTGGAGTTGGTCCATTTGGGTTAGCTTCAAAAGGAGCTAAGGCATTATCCGCTATTAATACAGCTGGTAAAGGGGCTTTAATAGGTGGTACAAGCGGAGTTTTGCAAGAAGGAGGAGTCGATCCTTTAGCCGCTGATCTATTCTCCATATTTGCCTTACCTACCGGCTCAAGAGCAATATCAAATACTAAGAAAGTTGCCGGTAACTTATTGAATAATTTCACTAAAGCTGGTCAAGAACAGAAAATTAGAAGTGCTGCTGGCGATATTCTGAAAGACAAGGTAGGCGAAAAGAATATTGGTAAAGTACTTGGTAATCTAAATGCCCCAACTCCTTTTAATGCGAATCTTACAACTGCGGAGAGAGCTAATAATACTGGTATCTCAAGTCTTCATCGAGCTTTAGCTCCTAACTTTCCGGCTATTGCTGAAAAAGAAGCTCTCACCGAAAATATCCTTAGAAAAGAATTAAATCAATTATCACCTCAGAGAGGATTAGAACCATCTCAACAAGGGGAATCAATTAGAAATTATTTAGACAAAGAACTGCAAAACAGAATTTCTACTAGATCTAATGTTACTACTCCTCTTTATGAAGAAGTAAATGCTTTGAGAACAGGAGTAGATCTTCCGAATTTCGAGAATTTCTTGCGGGAAAAAGGGAAATTTGCACGAGGGAATATAGCTAAATCATTTAATTATCTTGAAAATGTAGTTAAAGGCAAATCCACTTCTAAAGGAGATCCAACTTTGTCTATTGCGGGAAAGGAAGCATTAGATTTTAAAAATTTATCTCCTAAAACCCAAGAAAAGCTTAGAAATGAATTAGGGATGGGAAATAAGCCTATTCCTCCTGAAATAATCTCGGCTCTTGAGGATATATCAGGTACAATTGATGTTGCTAAAACTTCTGGCAATAAAAAAGTAGCTCATATTTTATCAGAAGCAAAAGCCAATCTTTTAAAAGACATGGCTGCAATTCCAGAAGAAAGAATTGCAAGAGAAGCTTATGCAAAGTTATCAAAACCTGTAAACGCCATTGAAAAACAACCACTTCTTAAAAAAATTGTAAAAAAGGATATCTATAATAATGATTTTCTAACTTCTCCGGAAAAGATTCCGGAAATGATATTACGAGGAAGTGTAAATGATACTAAAGCCTTGATCTCGGAAATAGGCACAGATAATAAAACTCTAAATATAATAAGAGGTTCGGTAGTTGATAAACTAATAAATAGTTCTGAGCTTTCGGCGGTGAATGCTGCGGGACAATCTAGTCTCTCTTATACTAAGGTAGATAACTTCTTAAAGAAGAATAAAGAGAAACTAAAATATATCTTTAATGAAGATCAAATAAAGGTTCTAGATGAAGTAAAGGATGTTTTAAAAAGACGTAATATGGTTGCTACGATGGGTAGGGGAGTTGGTTCTAACACTCAATCTCAAACTACCCTTTTAGAAGGGCTTACTAATCCCATAAAAAAATCTCTTACAAATAAAATTGCTAGCAAGATCCCCGGCGGTAGATATTTAACGCCGTTATTTGAGATGACAAAAAAATATGAGAAGCAACAAATAATAAGTCTCTTAGAAAAAGCGCTATTAGATCCACAAATAGCTAAGTCGTTATTAACTCCAGTTGGCAGTATCAAAACTCAAGAGAGCTTAAAATCTATTTTAACAAAAATAGGTATTCCAGCTACCGCTTACTCTTTTAGTAGACAAGAAAAGGAGGGCGAATAAATGAATTATGCCGATCTTATAACGCAAATCCAATCTCTCTGTAATAGGAATGATGCTTCTTTTATAGGAGAAATTCCTAATTTTATTACTAGAGCTATTTTTAGTATATATAGCAAAACAAGGACTATTGGCTTTCAAGTATTTCAGCCTGGTAATCCTACCTTTACAGTTAATTCGCCTTTTATTACTAGACCCGATGACTGGCAAGAAACTATTAGTTTATCATATGTGATTCCTGGAGCAACTCCTACTAGGGTGTATGTTCTATCTAGGAGTTACGAGTTCTGTCAAACTTATTCTCCAATCGAGAATGTTACGGGTGATCCAATATTTTATGCTGATTATGATTTGCCTACACCCGGAGTAGGGCGTATTTTTCTAAGCCCCACCCCAGCTGTAGCTTATCCATATGAATTAATTTATCTGAAATTCCCAGAATTTAATTTAGCTAACCAACAGGATTTTATTGCTAATAGATATCCTCGTTTGCTTTTGTACGAATCTGCTGTCGAAGCAGCTCTTTATTTAAAAGACGATGAGCGTATTGCAACCTTTCGAGGCATTTGCAAAGAAGAAGCTGACGCAGTTTTAGGAAATACCACTAGTCGTTATACCGATAGAACTAGCAAGAGGAATAAAGACTGATGGCAGCTACCTTATATCCTCTTATTTATAATTCAGGCGTTCAGCGAGATGGCACGACTTTTCAATCGACATACTGTACCGATGCTCAATGGGTAAGATTCCAACGGGATAAAATAAAAAAAATCGGAGGTATGAAAGGGATAAACACAGGTGGTGTTGCCGGCGTGACGAATTTAAAAATTTATCCTAACCCTCAGAACACTCAAGTTTTAACCTTTGTGAGTCACAGCACCGGGCTTGCGGTAATTAGTTCCGATTCAAATGTAAACCTTATAACCCAAAATCCCTTACTGACTATTCATGACAGCAAAAATACTTTGTGGGAAACAGAAACTGTTGTAGATGCAATCCAGAGAGATGCTTCTCCTGGTTCTCCTGCGAAATCATATATCGTATTCATGAAAACTAGTAATGCTTTAGATATAAATGAGCAAGCAACTACTGCCCAGTTTTATCGGAAAGAAATTAACAAAGCACTAGATGAGGTGAATGCCGAACTGATTCCTATGGTAGGACTTAATCAGTTAATCAACGGCAATCTATGTTTTGCGTCACCTTATATGTTTTTATTTGGCTCTAATGGAACTGTTCAATTTAGCTCGGAAAAAAGTCCATTTGAGTTACCTGCTGTAAATATTTTTACAGCCTCTTCGGATAAGATCATTTTTGGTCGTCCAATTCGAGGTGGTCCAAGTGTTCCTTCTTTATTGCTTTGGACATTATCTTCTGTAGTTCGTGTAACTAATACCGGACCTGCTCCTGATAGTAAAGCAACTACGGTATTTAAGCCCGAGACTATTTCTACGGGCTCATCCATTTTATCTAGCCGATGCGTGGTTGAGTATGACGGTTTTTTCTTTTGGCCCGGAACAGATAGATTCTTTGTGTACAACGGTATTGTAGACGAATTACCGAATAGACTAAATCAGAATTACTTTTTTGATAATCTTGACTTAGACAGAAGACAGCAAGTATTCGGGGTAAAAAATGCCAAATATGGTGAAATTTGGTGGTTTTATCCTGTAAAAGGCGTTCCCGGCAATTCAAGAGCCATTGTTTACAACAAGAGAGAAAACTTTTGGTACGATACGCCTATCTCTAGAGAAGCTGGTACATTTTCTAATAATTTTGGATTTATGGCTACGCATGGAACTGCTCTGGTTAATCCTGATAATCAAAATTACCTATGGAGACATGAGTTTAATACCGCTCAAGAAAGAATTGTAAATGCCGTTCCGGTTACCGAACCTATACCGTCATATTTTTTAGCACCTCTATTCTCTTGGACGGCATTTCCTCCGAAGCTCTCAAAGCAAAGCCAGCCTGCTCAATTGGTAAATAGATGGGTTGACATACAGCGAATTGAGCCTGATTTCGTGACTGATGGTCCTGCTAACTTTATCGTTACAATCTCAACGAAAGAATATGCTCAAAGTCCATCTATACAGCAACAACAGCTAGCATTTACAAATACCACGAACAAAATTGATACGAGAGCCCAAGGGCGCAATATAGCTCTAAAATTTTCCTCAAGTGATAACTTTGAAGTGGGACAGATCATGCTCTTATTAGGACTGGGGGATGGTAGATAATGTTAGTAGTTTACCCTGAATATATAACTTTAAAAAATTGGGCTGGAGCGTTAGTAGCAGACAATTCTTCTTCTTACCTACCGGCTCTTGTAGATGAAGATAAATGGCAAGAATGGGCAGCTATTGTAGCGGGAACTGGGGTATTTAGACGTAATCGTGTCCCTTCTCCGTTCTCGGTCTACAAAGGAACCAGAAAAGACAATTTTAAGGACTGGAAGGAATGGGCAAGGACTGTCTACTTACTTTTAAATAATGAGCCACAAAACATAGAGGTTTAAATGTTTAATACAAGATTCGATAACGGTTATCAAAATACGAATGATCCCAATATGAATATGGATGCCAACGGTTACAGAACTATGCCCCAAGATCCTTATGCCGTATATAATACCCAAGATCCTTATTCTGCATCATATAACCCTGAAAGTCCCATGATGCAGAATATACCTTATCCCGTTCCACCTGCCGAAATGAACGCAGGACTTGCTCCTCAAAACTATAATCCTATAGGGTTTGCTAATGGTGGCGGGGTAAAGAAGAAACAGAAATCAATGCAAAATAAGCCTTACTTCATGTTAGCCGAAATGATACGGCAACAAGGAAAGGGTGAAGACACTATATTAGCTCACATAAACCCACTCGAAGCCATGATGTTAAAATCGATGGGAGGAAGCGGTACCATTAATCCTAAAACCGGACTGCCTCAGTTTGGTTTATTTAGCAATCCTGGAAAATGGTTTAAAAGCGTTGTTGGTCCCGCTGCAGGAGTTGTACTCGGAAACATGTTGCTACCCGGATTGGGTGGCGTGTTAGGAGGTGCATTAGGGGGAGCAGCCGGATCAAAAGTACGAGGTAGAAAAGACGCTGGAGCTGCTGCTTTAAGAGGTTTAGGTATGGGTGCAGCTGCACCAACATTGGCTGGACTTGCGGGTAGTGGCTTAAGTTCCTTAGGTGCGTCAGGAGCTGGTTCAACTTTAACCGATTATGGAAATAATAATGCTATAATGACATCTTTAAATAGATTACTAGGAACTGGCGGAGGGAGCTCATCCGAATTAGCCGCTACAGCCGCTCTTCCTGCGCTATTATCCGCCAATAAAGGTTCTAGATTAAGTGCTACGGCGGGATATGGGGATCAAGAAGATTACAGAATATCTAAAAAAGGCAAGAAATCCGAAGAGAGTTTTTTTGACAGATTATTAGGCAATACGGGTGATTATCTTTCTAAGCCAAAAAATCTTTTAACTCTTGGAAGTACAGCAGCATCTTTACTAAATCGTCCGAAAAAGGATACCCCCGAAAGTAGAGCCGCTGAACAAAAACGCTTTGAAAAAGCCCTTATGTTATCACCGGCTGAAAGAGCTGCTAAAGAAGCTGATTTGCTTGCTGAGGCTAAAATGCACAGAAGCATAGCAAGGAATAAATTCTTACCCGAGGAGCGTCTAGGTAATCTTGATCCTCTATACAGAAAGAGCCATACACCGGAAGAGCAAAAGAGATATGGTAAATGGTTTAGCTATTACAATAATCCAAACTTATCAGGAGAGCCTTTGCCGTTTAAAGAGGGTGGCTTGATAGAAGGGATGATGTCTGGAGGAACTCCTTTTGAATCTTCTTATATAGACGGAATAGGAGGTGGTCAAGATGATAATTTAAGAACTAGATTACCTGATAATTCTTACATTATAGATGCTTCTACTATTTCAGACTTAGGGGACGGTAATAGTAGAGCTGGAGCTGATAAAATCGATGCCCTTATTTCTAATGGGGAGTTTTACATTTCTCCAGAAGATGTTGCCCGATTTGGAAAGTTAGGAGCTCAAAAACTAAACTCATTTGTAAAAAATGTTCGCAAGCACAAAGGTGGATCTGTAAAGCTCCCTCCTAAAGCTAAACCTTTGTCCAGCTATTTAAAATAGGAGTTATTTATGACATTAAGATATGCATCTGATTTAGCTCCGGAAGAGGTTTTTAACGAAGGAGCAAGAATTTTAACTCGAGATAGAGCTAAACTTGCAGGAACTAATGCCCCCATTTATCGTGGACAAACCATTTCTCCGATGTCGAGCCTTACTCAAAAAGCTCGAGCATTACAAAGTGGCTTTAATGCAAAACCCGCTCCTTACTCAGGTAAAATAAATCAAGTGCTTGGTCGCTCTAATCCAGCTATTAACCCAATGGGGATGCAAGGAACTCTTAATAATATAGGGAATCAGCAACAGAATTTTAATAGAAGAGGGTTATCTGGAATCCTAGGCAACCAATTTGGAGGAGCTTATAACCCGAATGCGAGTAGGTTCTTAAATAAGTCGAATAAAGATATTGGAGCTAATCTCAATGAAACCACAGGTCGGATGGGCGACTTACGGCGATCAGCCGGCGTTCTAGAGCAATCAAGTAATCAAGCTCTGCTAGATAAGCTTAGAAATTTACAGGCACAAAAACAAGATAGGCGCAAAGGGTTAGTAGGATCATTAGAGCAATTCGGAGCTCAGAAACATGGCTATAATAATCTAGTAAATTCAGCTAATAAAAATGCATTTGAGCAAGAGGCAAATTTACCATTTAGAAAAATGGACATGTTGCAACAATCGCTTAATCCTTTAAGCAGAAATATGGATCCTAATGCTTTACCAGAACTACAAGCCCAATCAGGAAAAGAAGCTTTACAAGCACTCAAAGCTTACGGGATAGATACAAATAAACCTGTGTCCGAGTGGGAAAACTCTCGAATTCCTTCTCAGTCTTATCCAGGTAAATTAATGGCGGATCTTCCTCCAGAAATTTTAGCCTCTCATAGTACATTAGAGTCGATGAGTCCTAAATTTAAGGGTTCTCAATATGACAGACAAAAAGATCTTATTAGACAAATGATGGCTAACCAGAGCGTCGGAGATACTGCAATGAGTACTGTTCCTGAAAGAATGCAGGGTCAAGTAAGCAATTTAGAATCTGCTGCTGAGAAACGCTTTAAAAGAGATCTTGCTGCAATAAATAACCAATTCATCCAAGCAAATCAATACGGTTCTCCTTTGCACATCAAAACTGCTGAAGATCGAGCAAGAGAAGTCTCAAAATCAACTATGGAGCAAAGAAGCAGATTATTAGAAGATGCCGCTAAATCACAACTCTCCCTAGGGCATCAAGAGCAACAATCTAAGCTAAAACAATTAGGTATGTATGGAGACGAAACTCAAAGAGAATATGAGGATATGCTTAATAAGATTAGAAGTACTAACAACCTTGGAGCTACTAAGTTTGGTAATGAACAGGCTGAAAACGAAGATTTATATAAGAATTTCCAAAATGAAGCCGGTTGGGAATGGCCTCACTTGCGTGGTGCAATTTCTAAAGAGGGGCGGTTAGGAGCTCTTGGTGATGTGTTTAAAGGGTTAGAAAATAGAAATATATCACTAGATCAATTAGCTGGATTAAACACAAATTATAGTGAATCTCAAAAAGAAGCTCAAAATGCTAATAGAAATTTAAATACTAGCAATGCTACTATAGCTGATTTACAGCGTCAGTTAGGAGTATTCCAAACGAGGCAGCAGCAACAACAAGCTGCTCAAGCAGCAGAAGCTCAAAGACAAACAGCACAACAAGCGCAAATGCGAGCGCAACAACAGCAACAAGCACAGGCGGCAGAAACCCAAAGATTGGCTGGTTTAAGGGCTGAAACATATTCAAGAAATAGTCCTGAATATGTAGCTTGGGTAAATTCAATGAATAATATGCCAATTCGTCCTCTTAGTGCTTTTAGCGCTAAAAGGAATTTGGGTGATAATCCTTTTTTTACAAGTGAACCTACTGCACAATCGGGCATAAAAGGAATGATCGCTGGAGGATTTAAAGCAGTAAACGGTCAATGGGTTAAACAATAGGTAAAATTATGGTAGGAGCTAAACAATTCGCAATACATAGAAAAGTCACACCTGTTAAAAGGGTAAATCCTATTCTAGCAGCTATTAAATTACCATCCTCTATGAAATCAAATGAAGATGAATTAGATGATACTTCTTCATTTTTAAATAAATATAAGAGAGAACCTTTTTCTTTAGCTAAAATGATACAGGAAAAACAACCGGTATCAAGACCGAGTACTCCAAAAGTAATTCATCAGCCAAAAGTAGTCCACGAGCATAAAGAAGAGGAGAATAAAAATGAGGATATCTCAGATGAACTAGCTAATCGTATAACCTGCAAAGTACTCAAGAATATTAAAAATTACTTGAATCCTCAGCGAGAAATGGGAATGGCTAGTAGACATATTAAACTTGAAATTAGCTTATGACAACACATAAGTTTCATGCAATTCGCACGGAATTAGACGGAATAAAGTTTGACTCTAAAAAAGAAGCTAAAAGATATCAAGCATTGCTTTTGCTTATAAAAGCGGGAGACGTATTATTCTTCTTAAGACAAGTACCTTTTCATTTGCCAGGGAATGTAAAATACATATGCGATTTTGTCATATTTTGGACTAATGGAGAAGTAACATTTGAAGATGTAAAAGGAATGAAAACTGCAATGTATATCTTGAAGAAAAAGCAGGTTGAAGCTCTTTATCCTATAGAAATAACTGAATATTAAAAATTTTATTTTTCACCATAAAATAATATTTATGATAAAATGTTAATTCATTAAACTTCTATAAATATTTATGTCTCCAAGATTCTCTATTGAAATTTTCCGTATACTACTAATGATTCTATTTGTATTTCTTTTTATAAAGTTTTTTAAGAGCGAAGAATATGCATCTTTTAATATTGCTAAAAATCAAAGTGCGGAATATAAAGCTCCTAGACCAACGCTAACAGATATTATTCCTTAAGAAAATCCTGACTATTTACTATTTCTTTGACTATTTTATGTATAGTTTTCTGTGTATCATGATTTTTTATTTTTACGAGATTACGAGATATATCTGCGCAAAGTCTTTTTCGTGCTTTTACTTTCTTTGCCGGAAAAAGATCGCAAATTCCATCAAAGAAAGATGTTATATTAACCTCTAATGCTTCTGCTATCAAAACTAATCTACCAATAGGAATTTGATTAATCCCAGATTCGTATTTTGTTATTTGTTGTCTCGTAACATATACTTTTTTACTTAATTGTGCAGTATTAACTCCAGCTGCAAGCCGAGTTTTCAGCAAATTATTACCTATCTTGATATTTATTTGCTCTATTCTTTCTTTAGCTTCTTTCACTTTATTTGAATGCTTCTTTGTACTCAATAATATATTGATTTATTGTTTTTACACCTTCTTCAATAGCTATTTTGATAGTATCATTATATACCATATCTCTTTCTACTCTGTGAGTAAATATCCCATTTCCTACAGCATCATGCTTTGGATTATATAGCACATAGTCACACCATTGACGATTAGATATATATAAATTAACTTGCATTTGTGTATAATATTCATTTGGTATCCCCTTTATTCCGTTTTGGTCTATATCTAAAACCTGAGCAATATAATTATATGAATCAGGAACTTTTATCTCTATTAACCCGTTTTCATCCACTAATCCATCAGGAGAACATACTACATCATCATTTAATTGGATTAGTCCTACCTGTTGCACTTCATAAAAGGTTTTATCTTTGTAAGTTTCTCTAGCTACATCTTCAAATTGATTACCACGCTGCATATGGAAATTTGCATATTCTTTGCTATCAGATTTAGAAGAAGTAATTCTCTCACTTACTAACTCATAAAGATATTTATTACGAGCTGCTTTTGTACCAAGTAGCTTATAAAATGATGAAGCGGATATTTTGCCAAGCTTCATTCTATGCCATTCGTCAGATCCTTGTTGAAGTTCAGTGTGTATTTTCATTTTCTACTTCTACAAATTGCTCTTTTCTGAAAGTTTCAAATTGTTCCTTTAGTAAAGCAAAATTATCTACACCATATTTTACGGTTTCAGGCTTATCACCCTCGATTTTGTGAAACTTTGCGAATTCTCGTGCTGATATACCATTGGTTACGCATAGGGTCTTTAATTTATGCGAAAGGGTTACCTCAAGTTTTCTAGCATCCTCGTTAGGAATCTCAATCATAGATAGTGGTATACTAGAAACCTCGACTTCATCTAACATTCCCATGCCACAAATCGATAGTGTTACACGTCTTTTAGCTTTAGTCTCCGCTTTCATCATTGCATTGCTACGAGCTTCTCCTTTAAGATTGCTTATAGAAACTGCTCCTATAGACTCATCCGTTCTCCCAGTCCCGTCTGTAGCTTTCGCTGTAACGATATAACAATCTTCTGATACCTCTCTTGATGAAATAGCGATAGACACGCTATTGATCTTACGAAGTTGTTCTGTACAATCACGTTTTGCATAGAGAGTTAGTTTTCCATTGAGAGTTATGTAATCAAATGGCTTTGTTAGTGGATTCAAAGCAAGGCTTTTGCATAATGTTGTGTAATATACCGTTCTTTCATGAGAAGATAAGCTTGATAAATCTCCTGTAATTAAGACTTTTTCTAGAGAAGCTGCTCCCATTGTAGAATTATCTATAACATTAGTATTTACTTCCTTCATTTTTTCCTCCATTTTTTTGAACTTTTTTCCATTTCTTTCTCCATTTTTTTGTATCCCCCTCATATAGATGATAAAATTCTACTCCCGACAAATCCCCGTAAGCATAAAAACTAACTACATCCCCAATCAGAAAACGACCTGTTCTCATTGATTCGGATTCATCTATAAAAAAAATATCTTCTCTTACGATAAGCCCTGTTTCATCTCTTAAGTTTTTAAAGAACAATCTTCTTAAGTATGGAGGTTTCCACTTTTCTAAAACTTCGTAACTAACAAATGTAGCTATCCAACTTGACCTTTTTTCTACCATGATTTATAATATCTTTATCGTTTACTCACTATTTGCGATAAATATCAAAACTTCGATTATTTATATTCTTGTCTCTAAATAATCGGAGTTTTGATCTCGAGACCATTCTCTTTCCTGCGAGATATCATCCTCAATTAATTGTTTTAGTCCAATCGGATCGTAGTTTTCGAGATCCCAAATCAAATTATTATTCTTTGCTTGTTGCAATAGTTCTTCATAATTCTCTATTTGATCGATAAGATGCAGCCAATCAATGTCATCTTTGTTATAAGCAATATGATATTTTTTTGCAGATACCAGTATCTCTGCTCCTCTTTCGCTTTCCAGCATCTTTAGATAAGCTCTTTTAGACATAGCTACAAAAGCCTTATGAACATTCTCTAGGTTATCGATCATTTGAATGACCGGAGCTTTTTCGTGGAATGTTGGATAAAGTTTTACCTTAGCTTTTTCAACGCTTTGTTTTTCCCATTCTTGCATATCAGTTAATTTATTATTGTTAAATAAATTAATTGTACTACAAAAATTAAAAAGTGGTGTTTTTGATTGAATTTTCATACTGCCTCATAAATTGTTTATGAGATTAGTATATCATTGGTTTAATTAGAGTCAAGTATTTTTTGTAAAGTATTTAGATATTTTTTTTAAAATATTCTGTTTTTCTTTTGTAGACCGTAAGGATATCATCTAATTTAGTATTGTTGAGGCGGTGAATGCTGAACCGTTCTTTTTCTCCATTTTGGTTTATTATAATTTCGTCCTCTTTCAAACGTGTTAGGCTATAATATACAGTGGCTTTAGTCGTATTTAGAAGCTTTGTCAATTCACGAGGGGTAATAATTGCTATATCATTAACTGAAATCCCTATTAAAGTTTTTAAGATTTCTCGTTGTTTTGGAGTATAAACATCGTAATTATCGATAGCTTTCAGCAAAAGTTCTTTGTCTTTCATAGTTTTCTTGCCTATTTACTGAGCAATATTATGATAATACCGATACCTTCACTAAGTAAAACGGTGAGTATAGTTGATAAGACTGCCATAACCCACTTGTTATTAGTATCTATCTTAGTTTCTATTTTCTCGATTTTTGATCCAAGCTGAGCAATATCGGCTTTGGTTGCATTTTCAAAGTGAATAATATCTGCTTTAGTTGCAAGATGCTCTCCACCCTCTATATGAAGCTCTATTATTGCTTCCGCCAATTCTGGCGTAGCCCCCATGACTTTTAAATGCTCTATGTAATATTTTTTATGCGTCTCTAAAATCATTTTTATCTCCCTTCTTTTTCTTTCATATTTAGTGAACAAATGTTTTTATTAAATAAACCAGCATCATAAGAAATATTCCTACTAATAGGGTTCTGTCAAATTTCATTATATCTTCTAGATGAGCAATATCAGCTTTTGTAGCAAGCTGTTCGCTGGTCTTAACATGTAATTGCACTATCCCCTCGGCTTTCTTTTCATCAAAGCCTAATTCTTTTAAATGTATTATTTCTTTGTGCGTATCTAAAATCATTTTTATCTCCCTTCTTTTTCTTTCATGTTATTAAATAAGTGATTGGATTAAATGATATTTGGGTCTTAGATGTAACTTCACATTTCTGATTTTGGTTTAGTTTTAATATGCTCTTGAATCATAGTTTTCATAAGAATAATTTACTAAGAGGTGTTAAGAGAGGAGCAAAGACACCGGTAAAGATAATTACCTGTATTGTCATATTCCACTTATTATGTATCTGAAGGGCTTTTATTTCCCCTGTCAATCTAGTTTCTACATTAGAAATTGATCCTTCTAACTTAGTTTCTACATTAGAAATTGATCCTTCTAACTTAACTATTTCCGCTTTTAATATTAATTCTGTTTCCTTGATTTCATGTTTAGTTTCAAGGATTGCGATGTTTAGACGATATTCAGTATCCCTAAGATCACCCCTAGTAGCATAATGTTCATCATTCTTTGTATGCGATTTTGTTTCCTTACGTGGATTTAACATTTTCATTCCTATTTGTTTATAATAGACTTTACTCTAGCCTTTACACTAACATAAAACTTTTTTAAGAAATTTTCAAGAAATTAATACGAATTATTATTGACGTTACTTTTAGGTGTTTAATTCAG